ATGAAGTTACGTCGACCAGTTCGGTTCTATCGCTCATTTTGGTTTTGGCTAAGTGCAGTTTTTCTGTGGGTGTCGGTGGCGGGATTTCCTAAGACGCTAGTCACAGTTGGGGATGTGTTATGCTACGGTATTTTGTTCGTGTTATCCTGTGCCGGCTTAGTGTTGTCGTTCTTTGTGTTTGGGAAGGCGGCGCTGGAGCAGAAGGATTGATTAGCGGGAGTCGGCTATTAGTGAGTTTGGGGAATGTTTACAGTACTTGGAATTGAGATGTTGAAGGTTTTCATAGTTGCCCTAAAATGCATCATTGGGATATACAAAAATAAATCCTCGCACTAATTCGTTCTAACAAGTGCGAGGATTTTTGAATTTTTGAGGTGTGTATGAGCATTTATCCATGAGCTTTTGAGGATTTATAACTTACCGAAGAGGTGGCTATCGGCATCTTGACGTAATTGTTTGCCACTGTTATCCTCGTCCGCTAGATCCTCTTGTTGGTCACAGGACATGCGACATTCATAGATCAACAGCGGACGTTATTTGAAAAATCTTATTAGTGCTTCTGCGGTTGTGACGATTTCGTATGCTAGAAGCAACAGCATTACTACGACAACCGATTTTTGCCAGATATTACATTTACTCCAATTTTTCATGATTGTCCCCCCATTTGTATTGACTTTTGCCTAATTCCAGGTGTTTTCCAGAAACGTGTCACCTTCGTTAAATTATACCGATATGTTGCGAGGCGTGCCATTAAAAGATGAGTTCAATTTTGGTGTCTTTCGGTGATAAAGCAGGAAGAAGGAATTAATTTTGGATTAAACATATGGGGGCGAATATGAAAGGCCGACTTCCAAAAATTATATTTGTAGATGACAATATGTTTGAAGTGAGAGAACCAAACTTCGATTTTATGATAACGGAAAGGTAATGCTGGGGAAGCCATGAAATTTATGCTGTGCTCAGTGTACCGCGCAAAATGTCCTTCTCTTCTTGCGACAGTTCTCGGTACTTTTAATATGTGAGCCGGACAATTGTGCAAGGGCCATCTGAGGAGTTTTGTACAATCAGCAGCAGCGGGGACGATTAATTAGCACGAAAGCTAATTACCATTACAATCAAACAAAGTTTAATGAGTAAAACTGCGCTATACTAAGAAATACCAACTTATTGTCGCGTTGGATAAGCGAGCTTTTAAGATTTATCGAATCATTGATGAATGAGTATTGAGCATATCTGCAACGGATTAAGCCGTAAAACACCCCCTCAATACTCAAGAGTAATCTAGGACACGGTAAGCGTTATCAACAAAACATTATTGTTTATGATAAGGATATTCGATCAACCCACCAACATGTTATTTGCGTGGACTGATAATCATGGCTCAACGCGGATGACCACTATATTTGTTGAGGAGGCTAAGCATGGAGATTAAAGAATTTGATGATGTTGTATTAAAGGATGGTCGTACGGCTGGAATTGTTGAAGTTCTCGATAGTACACATTTTTTAGCCGATGTTGGAGATGGACCAAGTAATTGGGAAAATATTGCGATTGAATTGAAAGATATTGCATGGGTTTATAATCGTCCAAACGATTCTAAATAGACTATCGGTGAATGTGTACTGATAGTCTTTTATTATGCTATTGTTTCAGGCATCTAGCTTTCCTTCGTTCTAATGAGCGAATAATGTATAATTTAATTAACCCAATACAATCGAGGTGAAAAATTATGAGTACTCAACATGCACAGTCTGTATGCTTGAACGGCCATCAAGTAGGATCATCTTTAACCTGGGGAACTGATGCTAATGGTTTTTGTGAGAAATGTGGTGCAAAAGTCATTAGCAAATGTCCAAATTGTGATTATCCAATTGCTGGATATTATGATGCAAGCGGAAATGGAATCATATTTTTATCAACTGGTCCAGTACCAATCCCTAAATATTGTAAAAACTGTGGCAAACCTTACCCTTGGACTGAATCGGCCATCAAGTCAGCACAGGACCTAATTAGTTACTCCGAGTTAAGTAGTGATGAAGTTAAGGACTTTCAAGAATCTATTCCTGACTTGCTGTCCGATACCCCTAAAACAAAATTAGCTAGCACTAAATTTAAGATTTATGCAGCTAAAGCCGGTACAGTAGTTGCTCAGGGACTACGTGATATCCTTGTTGACATCGCATCTGAAGCAGTCAAAAAATCTATCTGGGAAGTTTAGTACCACACTGCTCACAATAATTACCTGGATGCGTGTAACTCCTACAATTAGGGCATTTCACGTATCCATTTTTCTTTAGAACCAGATTTGTTAACCATCGCGGTAATCTCATCTATTTACCTCCTAACTAATCGTTGTCGTTCGGTCGAATTTTAAAAGTCTCAATAATTTTCAAAACTAGCTCGTTTGCTGCTGCTGACTTCTTGGTACCGGCAAGTACTTGTGTCATGTACATCTTTCCGACTCCAAACGTGGTGGTCAAACTTGTGATACTAATGTTGCGATCGTCAATGTACTTCTTGATTAATTCGCGACCTGCTAATGTTGTTGGCATTAAGCTCATCTCCTCCTAGCTATAAATATGTAAGCCAGTTCAATAACCATCTCAAAATAGTTTTAATAATTGTTGATTATTTTACGCAAATGTTTTAATGTTAAGGCATAGCTAAATAAGCCTATATAAAGCCATTGATAAGCAATAAAACGTTGGGGAACGTCGAATACTTGTTAAATCAATACTTTTTAATATTGCGTGTTTGGTTATTCAATTAGCTTACTAAATTAATATTAAAACATTTGCATAATTATGCCAAACTATTTTATGCATTTGTTTTAAATGCTATTTTTGAGAATGTGAGGATTGCTGTTATGACACTGTTTGAGCGAATAAAATTTCTTGCAAAAAAACAGGGAAAATCTGTTAATGATGTGGAATCGGAACTAGGATATTCGAAGAATACACTGTATCGTTTGAAGAAAACCAATCCTAGTGCCAAAAAGTTGGAAGAGATTGCAGATTATTTCGATGTCTCAACCGATTATTTGCTTGGCCGGGAGACTACAGCTCCATCATGGGCAACTGAGAACGATAAAATCGACCTTGACGAGTGGCTTAAGTCAAATGTCCCAATGGGTTTCCAAGGCATGGATATGAACGAGGAAACTAAAATCAAGGTACGGGCTTTCCTGGAAGGCGTGTTCTGGGGGGATAAACAAAAGCATCGGAATAATGATAATAAAAAGTAGGTGTTGTTGATGAGTAGTTACAAATTGTATCTACAGGTTCATCAACTTGCCGAAGAAATCGGAACTTTCGACCCTTTTATGATCGCGGACAGCCTAGGATACCACGTTGAATACGCAAACCTTGGCGACTTAGAAGGAATATGTACCACTGCCTAGAGTGGCGATGTGTACATCGGTATATCAGATAAGCTACGGGAGACACAAGGCAAGTATGCAGTGATGGCACACGAGTTAAAGCATGGCATTGACCATACTTCTTGCGCTGCACTTTATACTATTGGGAATCATTGGGAAGGCAATGGAACGCGAAGCTAATCTGTTCGCTTGTAGCGAACTTACCGCCCTATATAAAGAACAATATGGCGCCTGCCGATTTTAATGCCATTCAAATGGCGTATGGCTTGCCTGATGAGTTTTACGAATTAATGTTTTAATTTGTGAGGTGACTAAAGTGGAATTAGAAGAATACCATGATAGCAAAGACCTGGTATATCAAGGCAACGTACTGACTCAGCAAGATCAACGAACAATTGCCGAATTCTTTGAGCGAATAGCTAACCAAAACAAATAAAAAACGTCTCACTGCCGTTAACAGTAAGACGTGATAACCAATGATATTGATATACAAATATTATTATATCATTGGAGGACATGTAAATGAACTTGAAAAAGGCTGTGACGTTCGGGGCCATGTTGACAATCGGAATGGTTATGTCTGGATGTGGAAAAAGTCTATCTGCAGAGTCGCATGACTCACATAATGGGTTTACCATTCCTGTAACTGGAAAAAGTAGTGAGTCTGCCATCTATTGGAATACAGATGCCGATGGTACAAGCAAAGTAAAAACCAAAAATGGAAAGTTCTCATTTGAAATCCCCAGCAAAGCTCATAAATTTACAATTGATATCTCTAATAATAAAGATATGAGTGACGCAAAAACTATTGACTTTAAAGGCGAAACTGCCATCGCAGAATATTCAACTTTCTATGATGCTTATGATTTTCACGACGGCAACAGTATCAATTTTTTGCCAACTGCACCATTAGCTGATAAAAATTATGCTGATGACACCAAAAACAATGCTTTTTCAATCCATACAGATGATGGCAAACTGTTGGGGTTGAACGTCTATACTCAATACGATTATTCTTGGTTCAACGAGATTGTGTATGTCATTGGAGATAGTTTGAACGCAGATACCGCCACACTAGAAGCTGGTGTCAAATCTGCTTCTGAAAAGCCAAATCAATATATCACAAAAAAGTCAGGTAAAATAAATTATACCTTTGTTATCAACACCAAAAAGGATACCTATCAAATGTTTGTACACAGCTAGTAAATTAAAATAAAAAGAACCATACCCTCCAACCGACCAAAGTTTGGGATATGGCTCAACCTGAATTAAATCGCTAAAGGACTTAATGGCTCCTTAATGAAACCCAGTTACAAACACTATTGGATTATCTACTTAAGACGCGTAATAAGAACTTCACTAGCAAGTATATGATTATCACGGCACTTATGACTGGCATGCGTCCCGGTGAAATTCAAGGACTCAGGTGGCAAGACATCAACCCACTTTTCAATACCATCCAAGTCACCCAGTCCTGGAACGAAGCCAACCAGGCTTTTCAAGACTTAAAAAATGAGTCATCCCATCGGACCGTTCGTATTGACAAATGGCTGATTGGTATACTATCTGAAATACCAAAACGTGGCAGTCAAGATTTAGTATTTGTCAATCAATACGGTACTATTCCAACCTCATCAGCTATTAATAAAACCTTACGTGAGTCTTTGCATAACAACATTGTGCTTAAGGGATTTCATTTTCATTCGTGTCGTCATACTCACGTCGCTTACCTTTTAGCTCGCGGCATTGACCTCTATGCAATTTCTAAGCGACTTGGTCACAGTAATATTATTATCACCGCCAACGTGTACTCGTATCTAATTGACGAGTATAAAGCTAAGACAGATGATCAAATTGTAAAATCCTTAAGCAATCTCCGAGAACCAATCGCGAAATCACCTATTCAAAAGCAAAAATAATTTTGCGCATATTTTGCGCAAGGGTGCTACTAACGGCGCTATATCAAGCTCCAGAAATCCTGTACTCAGCCCTTTGCGCAAAAGAAGAATTTCAAACAATCGTCAATCCTAGGCATACTGTTAGATACCGCGCGCAAAATATGCGCAAAATGCTTTTCTTTTTTAGTCCTTTTTAGCCTTTTCTAAAAAAATAGAACCCTGACAAACGTTGATTTGTCGGGGTTCTTATTTCACTGACTGGTCTCTACTGCTTTAAAAAGGAGAGTACAGACTTTCGAGTGTACTACCGTATCATTGATATCAAGCCTTTTAGCGTCATCGTTTTTGGTGAGTGCACCAAAAGTGCACCATGTTAATTGACCTGAGAGAGGGCTTTTAAGGTCCGTTTGTCTTCCTGCCGTTGGTCTTCTTTAATCATATGAGCGTAAACGTTACGAGTGATGGAACTGTTCTTATGGCCTAACCGTTTGGAAATGTATTCCATCTTTACGCCACAGTAGAGCAGGTAGCTAGCGTGGGTGTGCCGTAACCCGTGAAAACTAATCCGTTTAATCCCCAATGAGTCGGAGTATTTTTTGAGCAGGTTATCACATGCTCCTGGAGAGGGAATACGACCACGTTTGTTCATGAAAACTAAATGATCTGGGTTGTCCAATTTAGCTGCCATCTGTAAAGCGTGTAGCGTCTTAAGATGATTTAAAAGATCGTCAGTTACGGTTATTGTCCGAATACTCGATTCGGTTTTAGTTTTCTTGAATTTTTGACCATAAACATAATCCCATGACTTATTAACGCGGATAGTCTTATTTTGCCAATCGATATCAGTCCAAGTGAGCGCAGAAACTTCGGCTACTCGCATACCAGTTAGTAGGCCGGTGTAGATCATTGATTTTCCAGTAGAAATTAGTTTGATATTTTTATTGACCTCAGCGGCTAGTGTTTGCATGTCTTTCGCGTCAAGGTATTTTAGTTGTGCTGGTTTACCGGAGTGGCCACCTAATTCAACATGTAAGCAGAAATCGGTCTTTATTAAATTATCAGCTACGGCATCGATAATTGCAGCATGAATGTGACCATGCAATTTTTCAACAGATGACTTGCTATGATATGGTTGATTATCTGTCAGTTGTCGCTGTGCACGTTGCTTGGCATTACCGTGCACAAATTCATTGATAAATTGTTGATAACGCAGCCTTGTCATTGACGACAGTTGAACGTTGGGTAGTAACTCAGCAATTTGGCGAAGAGTATATCGATATTCTTGTTCTGTAATTCGGGAAACTTTGCCAAATTTATAGGTTTCTAACCATTTCTCGTAGTAATCTGTAAAGACTGTCGTTGTATCGGTTTTTCCTATGGATTGGTCAAACTTAGCTTGTTCCAATTTAGTTGCCCACTGTTCAGCTTCTTTTTTACGAGAAAAGCCACTCTTATTTTTAAAGTGCCGTTTGCCAAATTCATCATAGTAACTAACGCGAACGGCCCATTTGCCATTTTTCTTTTTAATACTTGCCATTTATATTTCCTCCTTAAATTTCACCTAGGCGGGTAGAATTTTAAGGACTTACAGGCATCACCTCCTTAGTTGTGATAATATTATGTATGTAAAAAGAGCGGAGCAATCCACTGGTTTTTATTGGTAGCACATCTTACTTCTTGGCGGGAGGGGATGTGCTTTTTTGTTACAACGCGAGCGGCAGGAGTCGAACCTGCATCTGAATGGTAGTTTGAGTTATTTAATCGAGGGAAAATAAAGCAATCGTTCTACCGTTGAACTACGCTCGCATGTTGCCCGCTAGGCTTGTAGTGGGCGAGGGCGCTATTTTCGCTTGTGATTCCAGTAAACTAACATGACGACTAGCGCTATGAAGCAAATGATGCCAATTGCAACGGTAAAGTCGAACACGTGTGTGCTGTACGTTCCTACATACAATTCCATAGCTTTTACCCCGATTAAAATATATTTATACTAGTTCTACTTAGCATGTTTATACCCGGCTAAGCCGATAAAATATAATATCGCGATTGGCACCCAAATCACCATAACAATTGCTTGTGAAGGAATCCAGGTTGCCAGGATAAATAGTACGGCTAATATTGGCAAAAAGATGTGTCCTAGTGTTCCTAATATCTTCCATAGTGCTAGAAAGATGACGATCATTATTAGTAGTCCCATTATAGTTACTCCTTATAAATTTTAATACCACCGCTGAACGTAGATCTTGCTAGTTCGCCACCATTTTTAGAGTAGAAATAAATTATTCCAGCATCATAGTCTTCACCACTAGCAAGAGTATTAGCATGGTCGTAAATTTCTTGAGCTAAAGCTTTAAAATCTGCTACGCTCATATTTTCGACTGAATTTGGAAGCACAACTTTAACAACTCCATCTTCAATACTTGAAGTTCCCATTTTCTTGTTAGAAAGATAAACATTGAAATCCCTGATAAATAGTTTTCCGTTCTCATCGTCCTCACTAGACTCTTTATCTTCACTTGATGAAAACTTGCTATCTTCTTTAGATTGACTTATTGATTCTTTTCGTGACGAGCTAATAGATTCTTGTTTTGCCTCATTAACACGCTTAGAATGACCAGACAAATACAGTCCGAAAAATATTACCAATACGCTCACAACAATTGTCAGTATTTTTTGGCTAATGGAATTGCTGGTTCCATCTTCATTTTTTACAAACATGCTGATACATACCAGCACAGTAAAGACAATAATTATCCATCCCAAAATCGTTATAAACATTCAATAATTCCTCCAATTTTCCCAGCTTTTACCGACATCCGTATCTGGTCTTATGTAAGTATAATACCGCTAAATATGTAGAACGTGTGTTCTTTTTGGCGCATAAGCATAGGAGCAATAAGCTCCTATAATATAACTCTGCCTATAATACGTACCTGGTCATCTTTAACATGACGTGGTTCGTATTTTTTATTAATAGATCGCAAGATGACTTCATCGGAAGTGTAGTCATAGTAGATTTGCTTACAAGTAACGCCGTCACCATCAATTTCAACAATAGCAATCTCACCATTTTCAACTTCTTCTTGCTGATGGTAGAAGATAATTTGACCATCGTGAATCAGTGGCTCCATCGAATCGCCTTGTATACGGATGGCTGTATCTGCCCCGTGCGGTACGTCGGTGAAGTCATCATGTTCAATTTCTACATCGCCATAAGTCAATTCAGTAGGGTTAGCGGCTGACTTACCAACAAGTGGCAAGTTAACAACTTTACCATTTTGTTCTTTCAATTGATTGTCGGCGTAGTTGTAAACATTTTGCTGACGATCAGGGTTCAATTGATTATAGATATCATTAATATCGTTTTTGTAAAACGTGTCACCTACTAATTCGCTTGTTGATACTCCGAACAGAGTAGACATTATAGTGATTTTGTCCATTAATGGCTTATTACGTCCTGATTCCCATGCAGAAATCGAAGTAGGCTTAACTTTTAATATAGATGCTAAATCTTTTTGAGTATAACCATGACTTTTCCTAAGCCTTTTGATGTTTTGTGAAAGGTTCATTTTTTCACTTCCTATTTACTTGTTAAAATAATTGTACACTTGAAGTACATAAAAGTAAACACCGAGTAAAAAAATAATGTCAAAATGTCGTTTTTTACTTGCAAGTACACTTCAAGTGTACTAAACTATAAATGTAGTCAAGAGGAGGTGATAATATGAAAAATGATAAATTTGATATCAAGTCCGCTCGTATTAAAGCTGGTTTTACACAGCAAGAAATTTCTCGAAAATTAGGAATGTCTCGTCAAACATATCAAAAGTATGAAAGCGGAAATATGTCTTTTCGGGTAGATACCGCTTGGAAGTTTGCGGCTATTTGTAAAATATCGTTTGACAGCATTATTTTTTTTAAAGGGAAGTACACTTCAAGTGTAGTTTAAGGAGGCAAGTACAATGCAAAAAATCAAAAGCTTTACAGATGGATATGTCAACCTGCCAGTTCGACAGTTAGATGATGGCAGCATTCAATTTGATGCTGAGCAAGCAGCTATCGGTATTGGAATTAGCCAAATTGCCAAAAGTGGTAACGAAGTTGTTCGTTGGGAACGCGTCAATAAATATTTATCGTCCCCAGAAGTGGGGATGCAAATTAAAAAAGGTGATTTCATCACTGAGCCACAATTTTACGAATTGGCTATCAAGGCTAATAGTAAGAAAGCTAAAAAATTTCAATATTGGGTAACTCATAACGTGCTCCCGTCAATCCGCAAGAATGGCGTTTACATGACTGACCAGACAGCCTACGACATTACGCACGACAAGGACGCGTTAGGTGATTTGCTATTGAAGGCAGGCAGCCAGCTCAAGCAAAAGGACTTAGTTATCCGGGAGTTGAAGCCCAAGGCAGATTACACCGATAGCATGTTAGCTAACAAGGGACTAGAAACAATCTCAATGATTGCTAAGAACTACGGTTACTCGACACGTGAGTTTAACAAGTTGCTACATGGTTTAGGCATTCAATATAAGCAAGGCAAAACGTGGCTATTGTACGCGAAGTATCAAGACGAAGGCTATACGCACGTCGAACCATACGAGTATACGAATAGCGATGGCATCAAGCAGGTACGTAACACGATGAAGTGGACACAAGTGGGGCAAAAGTTCTTATACGACTTTTTAAAGTCAAAGGGAATCATGCCATTAGTTGAACAGCCAGCATAGGAGGATTAGCAATATGGAATTAGTAGATGCACTAAAAATGGCAGGCAGGAATGGGAAGATCGTTCGAGCTAGTGATTTGAAATATGATTCAACTTACTACGTTCAAGCGACTGATACAAAAGGAAGATTAATTGCGTTTACACATGGTGAACAGCTTTCGGTTTGTTGGGAACCAACGTTCACAGACTTAGTTGCAAACAATTGGCTAGTAGTTCAAAAAGGTGACCCTTACCGTGAATAAGGGTCACTAAAAAGCTTATAGAGGGAAAGATGTATTTAGACTAATACGCTTTATCTTTCCATTACCGTATCCGAATTGTAAGTATCCCTTATCCTGTAAAGATTTCAAAGCGTTCGTCAAAAGACTCTCATCATTAATTCCTAATTCGGATAGGAGACCATCAATGCTAACTGGGCCGGGCAAATGGCTTGGCGCATGCAAACGAATAGCGGCAATTAAGTCTTGTTCATTAACCATATTCATCACCTCGATTAATTGAACTAACAAAATTATACACCGAAAGGAGTGACCGGGATGGACAGTTTGGTAAGTGCTTTGTCGAAGCTTTTCACGCAAGCATATGAACAAGGTATTGCAGATGGACGTAGTCAGCAAGCTGTTGATCATAAAATGATCGGACGTAAAGATTTCTACTCTGAGTTTGGTATCAAAGTAGACGCGTTCGATAAGCACTATCGCGATAAACAAGGATTCCCCAAGCCTGAGGGTGACGGAAAATGGTACGCCCCAGCAGTCGAAAAATGGTTATTGAATCATCAAAATTTAAGCGATTAAAACCTAGGCGGGTAGATGATGATTCAACTCATAAGGAGGAATTGCCATGGTAGAAGTAGCGTTATTAACTTGGGCGCTAACAACCGTATGGTACAAGCGCCATGAAATTAGAAACTGGTTTGGAATTTAAGGAGGAAGCAATATGTATGAAGAAGACATCGAGCACGCGTTAAGAGCACGTAAGTATAACGCAATTCGTGCAGATGAACGTGAGCTGATTAATGCTATCACTTACGATACAGATGGAATCATTAAGCGGCGGCCATGCTTTGGCTATTCAGAAGAATTTATTGGTGAATTGCAAGAACACGATATTAACGTTTGCGAGCCAGATGAAGAAAACGACGATGGATGGACATTTACATTGCCACCAATGTATTAGGAGGAATGATCATGAAAGTTCATGTAGGTGATCGAGTGAGTTACAAGGCTGAGTATAGTTGCGGCCAATTAATACGAGAAGCCGGTGTTGGCAGAGTGGTTGAAATTAAGCAAATTCCGTTCACGTTGCGTACAAAAAAAGAGGTGGCTGTAGTAGAAGAGAATAGCCAGCAATTTGAAATCATTACTAATGGTATTCAAGTAATTAAGTAGGAGGAATGATCATGCAAAAAGTATCAATTTTACCAGTTAATGAATGGAAACGAGCGCAAAAAAAGTCATCGCTAGTATCGGCTAACGATGGACTACTTGAAGTTACTATGAAACATGCCAAATTTTTAAAGCACACTATTGATGAAATTTGGGTTAGTGATACAGAATCACTAAGTAAATTATACAAGATGTTAGATAAAAATGAAATGGAATTAAACAAGTTACGGGGGCTTAAATAATGTTTCCAGAAGAAGTAGCAATGGATCGTGCACTTGAACCAGAAGATGAAGATGATAAGCCAACGCGTGAAGAATTAATTGAGATGGGGGTACTTGCCGATGACGAAGATTGATGAGTTAGAGCAAATTGAAACAGCTATTACGCATGCTGAACATGATTTAGGCGAGCTAAAACGGCAGGTATTAAGTAAACGAGCCTACATTGGTTTGCTTGAACAGAAACGTAATCAGCTCATTGGTAATTTAGACGAAGTTGATACGCCTAATTATCGCTTCACTCGTGAAAATAGGCATTATGATAAGCCGTCTAATTGGCGTGTAAGCATAGTCGATAAGGCCCAAGCTATCAAGGACCTTGAACAGTTTGACCAAGGCTTAATTACTCCCACTGTTGACCTGAAAAAGGTTAAACAGCTAATTGCTAATGGCATTATCGGTGATCAGCAATTCAAGTCACTAGCTATCAGCAAAATTGAGCCGAAAATCAAAGTGAAAGCGAAGGTAAACTAATGCCAGAAGACAATATTTATCAAAAACTGCAACACATTCATGCACAGGTCAAGTACATTCAAAAGTCGCAAAAAGCGACTCAATATAGCTATGCTGGTTCTTCGGACGTACTCGGTCAGATTCATGGCTTGATGGATGACGAAAAATTGTTGTTATTGCCTACAATTATCAATCATCACTTAGAAAGTGTTGCTAATAGAAAAGGCAGTATGACCTATTTTACGGAGTTAGACATGGTGATGACTTGGATCAACACTGAGAATCCTGACGAAAAGTTAGAATGTCCTTGGTATGCACAAGGCGTTGATATTGCGGGTGAGAAAGGAGTCGGGAAAGCATTGACGTATGGTGAGAAGTATTTTTTGCTGAAATTTTTCAATATTGCCACAGATAATCTTGACCCGGATTCTTTTCAACAAAATGTTGATAGCCAAAAACAACCTGAACCGATTTCTAGCACGCAAAAAAAGACATTGATTGACTTGTTTGAATCTATGGCAGGAGTTACCCAGACACCAGTAGTAAAAGTTCAATCCGGTTATTTGAAACGAGCTAAAACTAATAGCATAGACAAGTTGACTAGTTATAACGCTAATGGCCTTATCCAATTAGTGACTAAGCAATTGAATGAGCAAACTGAAAAGGTGGGACAATAAATGCGCCAAATTACGATTTCAGGAAACGTTGGTAAAGAGCCAACGGTTAATAATACGCAGAGCGGGATGCAAGTAGCTAACTTTAGTGTGGCAGTGCGTCGTAATCGTCCGGATAACAATGGTGAGTATGGAACAGATTGGTTTCGATGCTCAGTTTGGGGCAAGCGAGCTACTACGATTGAAAAGTTTTATCACAAAGGTAGCCATGTCACAGTTACTGGTGACTTTGAAGCTAGTGAATATAATGGCAGCACTCAATTAGGCGTGAATGTTAGTGATTTTGACTTACCAGATAATAGCAATCATGACAATGCTCAATCGTCTAATAATAGTCAAACTAGTCAAGCAAAGTTTTCTAATCAAGGCACGCAAATTGATGTGAGCGATTCTGATTTGCCGTTCTAAATTGAGGTGGTTACGTGCAACGATCACGGGCTAAATATTTTAAACGACAGGGCAAGCACTACTTGTTGGTGGAACTAAATGAGCAACCTAATTTAGATCATGTTGAAACAGTTAGTGGTTCTCACGACCAGTTTTACGTGGACTGGGAGATAGCTGATACACGCAAAGCTAGGCCGCAACAACGACGCTTGTTCTTCGCGTTGCTTAGTGACATCTATACGTGGTCAGGTATGCCGACAGACTTCTTAAAAAACTTATTTTATTTGCAGTATGAGTCATACACGTTTGGCAAGCAGATTAGCCTGTCAGACACCACAGAATCGTCTGTGAGCGATGCTAACCAGTTACTCGACCTAGTCATCGACTTCATGTTTGAGTGGCATGTGCCGTTCAAGGAAGGCTATAAGCTATTGCCGCGTGAGCAAGAATATTATCTGTTTCAATGCTGCCGCCACCGAGTTTGCATGATCTGTGGTAATCGTGCTGATATCCATCATGTAGACGTTATCGGAGCCGGCTTGAACAGAACACACGTTGACCACACCAAACGGCACGTTATGGCATTGTGTCGAGTCCATCACAGCGAGATTGAACAAATTGGCTCCGTGGCATTTAGTGCAAAATACCACGTTCCGGTAGATGGCATAAAACTAGATAAAGAAACATTAAAACGAATTGGCTTGAAAGGTAAATACAGCAGTGACTAATACACCGGGTGGGTGGAATTCCCATGATTGGAGGAAATATGGCACAGCGAAGAATGTTTAGTAAAAAAATAACTGACACGGACTTATTTTTGGAAATGCCATTATCGTCGCAAGCACTGTATTTTCATTTAAACATGCACGCTGATGATGATGGATTTGTTGCTAACGCTAAGACTATTAAACGCATGACTGGTGCTAGTGAAGATGATCTTAAAATATTGCTAGCAAAGCAATTTATATTCTCTTTTGAGTCTGGTGTGGTTGTGATTAAGGATTGGAAAATCCATAACTATATTCGCAAAGACACTTATAACTCAACGATATATGGTGATGAAAAGAAGAAGTTAGTAGAGGATGCTAACGGGGCGTACACGCTTCGTGGACGTGTCGTGGACGAACCGTCACCACAGGTTAGGTTAGGTAAGGATAGGTTAGGTAAGGATAGTAAAGAACATAGTACGGCAGACGCCGAACAATTCGACTGGAAAACTGTCATTGATTATCTTAACCAGAAAGCAGACAAACATTTCAAACACACTGATGCTAATAAACGATTGATTATTGCACGTTATAAAGACGGTGGCTTTACTGTTGACGAGATGAAAAAAGTTATAGATAACCAGTGCGCTAAGTGGTTGAACAATCCTGAAATGAATCAATACTTGCGACCTGCAACTTTATTTCGAGCGTCCAAGTTTGAAGGCTATCTAAACGATCAGTCAGTTGATAATAATAAGCCGCAAACACGAGAGGACTGGTTTAGCTAATGGAAAACGTAACGAAACTATTTAATAAAGCCACGATTCAGAAAGTAGTAGCGGCTAGAGGCATTGACACGACTAAGTTGCCAACCAAAGAAGAATTGGATCATCAAACGATTGATCGGGCGAATGCGGGCGTAATTGCTAATCGGAAACGGTATTACTATCGTATGTCAGTCTGGTCCGGAGGTGTGCCACTACGATTTAGCTTTAATGATTGGCAGGTTGATAAACAGCCTAATCAAGCTAAAGCTAGAGATCTTGGCAATCAAGCATTTAAGTTAGCTAAGCAATTAGAGACTAACCAGTTCAACGTAGCGCTGGCAGGCGGACCCGGCGTTGGTAAAACATCATTAGCACTGGCAATTATGTATCAGCTCATGAATGCAGGACAGACAGCAATGTTTGTCTCAACAGTTGAGTTGCTACGGCTGGTAAATGAGAAGTATGAAGCACCGGACGTACGTCAACGGTTACTATACGTTTTAAAAGACATGCAAAACGTTGATGTTTTAGTTTTAGACGATTTTGGTACTGAAGGTGGTAAGCCGACTGAAAAAGGATTCTACAAGCCAGTGCACAAAGATTTGCAGACGATGATGTATCAAGTGGCGAATGCGCGTTGCGATTTTGATCATAACGAAGTCAAACATATAACCATCATTACGACTAACAACACACGTAAGCAATTAGAAAGTATGTACGACGGCAAAACAATTGATCGTTTATATACCAAGGACACTAGCTGTCAATTGCTGTTTGACAATATGGAAGGAGTCAGAAGTGTATGAGTTGTGAATTATGTCATGGTAGTAAAGTCGTTCAGCAACCACTTGGGAGTTATGGTTTCACGTTTGGACCATGCCCGAATTGTACGAATGAGATACATGCTCATTACGAGCAGGAGCTTGAAAGGAAGTTAGTCTATGGCAAGCAAAAATTGGCTTAAAGAGCTGGAAGCCATTCATAAGCTAGAAGCGAGGTATGGCAGCATGGCTAACGTGCCTGAGAGCAAATTAGCTAACTTGCATAAGATGCCTGGAATTAAGACCGTATCAGGCGATTACATGGAGATTACGCGTACCCAGTATAATGCCATTAAATTAGTCATGGAAGGCAAGCAGGGTAAAACTAGGACGTCTCAGGAGCTAAAACACAGTAACGCTTGGCTTGATAATCGTATTCGTGCGATTGACGAAAACAAATACTACATTACGGAGGGCGAATAAACATGATTGATATGAAAATTGACCAGTATCATCTGACTAGTGACAAATACGAAGTTAAGGTTAACAGGATGTCAGTAGACAGCCATGGGCATCCGGTAACTAGCTACGATGAAAAGTCTGGTATTAATCGGCTGGTAGAAGTACCCCTAGCACACTGTAAGAACGTCGAGGACGCATTGCACTGGCTTCGTGGGTATTTAATCCGGACTGGCAGTGAGCACATTAAAACAGTGGATCAGTTAGCCAGAAAGAGTCATGAAATTGAACGACAGCTTGACACGTACATTAAAGAGCGCGTACCGGAAGGATTGTGAGTTATGCCTAAACATACTAAGAAGCGTTCAACAATTAAACGGAAGCACCGGCGCATGAAGGAACACGCCGAAGCAAACAAAGCTAGAGCTTTAGATGGCAAGCAATTAGCTAAGGAATATGAGCCATACAACATTAATAAGCGGGCGTTTGAAGCGTTCGGGGAGGATTGAAAATGAGTGAATCAGACGAGGCGATGGAATGGATTTTAAATCAGTTGGCACAGGCTTGCTAGCGATAGGAGGCAGCAACGATGAGCGATGAAATGAAAGTTAACTGCTATTTTGTACCCAACTTGGATTTTACAGCAGAGCTACGAGTATTTAAGAAGCGAGAGAGCTACCCGATTTATGAGAATGACGATTACTTTTTGCTGATGGCGGAGAATGGTGAATTTGCCCTAACCCCAAAAGCATTAACTAAAACCATTCATGATTGGAGCAGCCTTGGACGATTTGAAACAGCAGGAGATGGTGATGATGATTAAGTTTAGAGCGTGGGACAAAGTTCAGAATAAAATGCTATTACCTGACAACATCGAATTTATTAATGGCCAAGCCTATTGGGCAGAAGCTAGCACTGATGGTAATGGTGGTTATTCTAACGATGGTAAAGTTGATGGAATTGGCGCATTGTTTGAGATTGAACAGTTTACCGGACTGAAAGACGTGAACGGAAATGAAATCTACGTTGGTGATATTGTAAAAGTGTGGTCAGATGTGAGTGAATTAACAATGGAACCAACTGTCAATGAAATCGTTTCAGAAGATTATTTCGGGAGAGCAGGCATGTTTTTAAAACCATTAAGGCTACATGTTATTGAACCATGCTTGCATGATTCTTGGGATAATAAATTTGAAGTTATTGGCAACGTGCACACTAACCCGGAGCTGCTGAAAGGCTGATTTTAAGACATTTATAGAAAGCAAGCGTCAAATTTCCATTTTTACATCTTTTTTATAAAAACGTAAACAGGAGGGACACAAATGACTGACACCGAATACGCCAAAGCAATCAAAGTGAAAGCCACAGTTGCCAACCTGGAAATGAACGCGGCACTAACAACTGAGCAACAGGCACAAATTGGTCAGGACTTCATTGCTGACATTATGGAGTTGAGTGATCGCGAGAGTAAACAAAAAGCCGCCTACTAAGGCGACCACTGACATCTATGATAATTAACCTCGACAGTTAATTATAGCACAGAGGAGTGGCTGGCTTGGAAAGAACGACGAAGAAAATGGTTGAGAAGTACCTACGCGAATATCCGCTAATTGATGGTCTAATTGCTCGTGAGGAACTCAATATTATGTATCCGTATCAAGAACCTGACGAAAACGTTGGTGGTGGTCGTGCTCAATATAAGAAGAGTGCTCCAACTGAGTATGCTGCTATCTCGGTGGCTGATAGTGAAACGATTCGAGCATTCCAGCATCGGAGAGATGTAATTGATCAGTGTTTGGACGAATGCGGTGAAGATACCGAAACACTGATATGCGAACTGTATTTTAGAAAACGCCAACGTTACTCGGTTGAAAGCCTAGTAACTAATGGGATGATATTTGTTAGCAAGAGCAAAGCTTATTATCTAGTTGATAAGTTTATTGCCAAAGTAGCAAGTAGGCTTAACTTGTATGATGTATCTGATTTTGGCTAGTTGGAAAAAAGTTGGAAAAAACGGGCTTAAAATCGTGCTAAATTGGTAGTATGCCAAATGTGATTGACGTGCATGACGTAATCCTCCAAATTACAGACTGGTAATCGCTGTGGGCTAATTGGTAAGCCACAATGGGATGTAGGTTCGAGGCCTACCGGCGATATTAAGCAAGTAAGTACGCAATGATAGTGCGTGAATACGTTTGAATCAATAATAACTCAGCTTACTTGCTTGCTGTTCAGTGTGGAAAACTGGACGGCACCTACATAAGACGCGCAATTAAACTGGCCACCAGATTGCATGCAGGAACATGCGCGCTGTGGTATTGTATATAGATACTGAAAGGGGGCTTTGGCTCCCTCAGGCATTCTCAGTAATCCTTCAAATTACTCTCGCTTATTGGCGGGAGTTTTTTGATACATACGATTAGGAGGAACCACAATGAATATGGAAGACAACGAGGCAACTCATGGCAAAGATGATTAACACCAAATACGGCTACGTAACGCCACAAGAAGCGGAGATGGATGCCCACTTAGATAAATGGATGAAGCGTCGTGCTAAACAGCATGGCGCTTTTAGTTTGGATAAGAAATGGAGGAAGCAACATGCCAAGGACAAGAAGATGCCGCTATCCTAACTGCCATGCGATGGTCACGTTCCCTGACCACTATTGTCAACAACACTATGAACATGAAGCTGAGTACTTAGCTAGTCGGCAACGTTGGGCACGTAGCCACGATAAGCATTACACGCACAAGTACAACACGGTTACACGTTATCGTAATGACACTAAGCGTCAGCAATACAATTTCTATCGGACAAGGCAATGGTCACATCTAAGACAACAAGTCCTGGAGCGTGACCATTACTTGTGTGCTTACTGTAAAGTGCAAGGCGTCATCACGCCTGCTAAGACAGTTGATCATATTGTGCCAATTGAGTTTGATGAAACATCGAAAGCTAACGTTGATAACTTAGCTGTTATCTGCGGTAAGTGTCACCGACTCAAGACGGATTGGGAACAATCATATTATGGCACTGGCCAAGGCAACGAGTTGCAAAGCGTAACGCCGATCAATGATGTATCAGCAATCGTTGTGTTAATGAACAAAGAATGAAAATTTAGATAGACTCAATCAATTTATTGACACTTGTCGTTCGATTTGAGCGGCTTTAAATTTATGAATGTAGTTAGTCACGATGAGAATTAAAACAACCCCCGCCCCCTAACGTGTCCCAGGAAGAGCACACACATTGCCGTTATTTTGTGATAGGAACAATTTTTGAAAGTTTTTAGGTAGGGGGGGCAACCGATAATGAAAGGAGGCAGATAAAATGAAAAAAGCGGATAAAGACGTCAACGACGGACAATTATCACGTACACCGCCAGCTTACTTAGGCCGGCAAGCTAAGGTCGTTTGGCGTCGATTAGTGCCTTTTTTAGAAGATAATACCCCAGTTAAACGCATTGATAGCGGGCTTGTAGAGCAATATGCTTCCCAATATGAGATTTACCGCAATGCGTATAAACATATTCAGGAAAACGGTGAAGTCCAAGCAATCTATAAAACGTTACAAGATCAGACCGGTAAAAAAATTGGTCGAGACTTCGTGGGTTACAAGCGTAATCCCATGACACAAATTTACGATTCAGCGGTTAAAAACCTGACTAAACTAGGCGCTGAATTAGGATTGTCGCCAAAATCGCGCAGTGATTTGTTGAAGCTGAACTTAGATGATCACAAAGACGAGCGAAGTATCAGTGATCGCATGAAAGAATTTCTAGGAGACTGATAATGAAGATTGATTTAACACAAACACATGATGTTATTGGGGCTTATCAATCATTAGACTGCTCAGCAATTCGCCAGCAATACACTGATCCGGGCACAAAGTATGCCTTTGACGTCCTCGATGAGAAGGTAACCACTGGCTATCTGATTAAGCTAGCGGCTTTTCGCCATATTCGAGACTTACAACGGCAAGGTAGCGTTGAATTTCCTTTTACTTATTCGGTTAAGAAAGTAGATCAAGTGCTTAAATTTGCTGCCATCTGCCCGAACGTTGATACGGGTGAGCCAACTAAGCTTATGCCGTGGCAAAAATTCATTATGGCTATGCTGGTTGGCTGGCGTAATGATGACGGTGGCAAGCGTTTCTCACGAGCGATTGTTTCCGTTGCACGTGGCCAAGGTAAAACTTATCTAATGGCGATTATCACTGCCTATAGTTATTTAATTGAGTCATTGGGATTATCTAACCAAGATTACTTAGTATCTTCTATTAATTACAAACAAACGAGCAAGATTCTAGGCTACATTAAGTCGATGCTAGCCAAGATTGCAACGATTGAACCATTTAAAACACTAATTAAAGATAGTGGATTGGATACACGGACACTTTCCTCACAGGCCGATCAAGTCACAATGAGCAAGACTAATAATAAGTTACGGGCAATCAGTCACGAAGCCGGCCAGTACGATAGCTTTCATTTCACAACGGCTATTTTTGATGAAATTGGCGAAATTAAGACACGACAGAAGATTTCTAAGATTGTATCAGGGCAAGTTAAGGTGCGTAATAAGCAATTTATTCAAATTTCAACGGCATATCCTGATCCCACTGTTCCGTTTCACGATGATGAGCGTATGATTCAGCAAGCCATGGAACAAGATTATTTGCGCGACGCTGATACATATTTGGGACTTATTTGGTCGCAGGACAATCTGGATGAAACTTATAAGCCCGATATGTGGGTTAAAAGTAATCCCTTACTAGATTTACCGAGCCAACAAGAAGTGTTGCTTAACGGCTTGACGGATAAGCGTGATTCTGACGCTTTGTCGGGCACACTCAACGACTTCCAAAACAAAAACCTTAACTTGTGGCTAGAACAATCGACCGACAGCTTTTTGAAACTGCCTGACGTTGAGCGAGCTATTATATCATCATTTAGTTTTGATGATCGGCAAGTTTATATTGGCTTTGACTACTCGATGTTTAGTGATAATACGGCGCTAGCGTTTGTATTCCCTTATCGTGATAATAATGACAAACCACGATGGTTTATCTATCAGCATAGCTTTATCCCATGGCAGAAAGCTGGTTCGATTGAAGCTAAAGAAAAGCAAGACGGTATTAATTATCGGGACTTAGCTAAAAAGGGATTCTGCACAATTACTAGCCATCCGCAAGGGCTAATCAATGATGAGCAAGTTTATCAGTGGGTACTTAACTTTGTTGAGCGACATCGACTGGAAGTTGTTTTCTTTGGCTATGATGCATGGGGGCTAACACCCACGATTAAGCAATTGAACTTAAATTCTGGTTGGCCATTGCAATCTATTCGGCAACGGACTAGTGAGTTGAAGGATCCAACTAAGTTTTTACAGACGATATTTGTTGAAGGGTCAGTTGACCGACTCGATGATCGAATTATGGAAAAGGCATTACTAAATGCTGAAATTTATGAAGACAAAATTGGTATTCAAGTCGATAAAGCTAAGGCCACATTGAAGATTGATGTGGTAGATGCGTTAATTGATGCCTTATTCCAAGCCATGTATCATTTTGAAGACTTTGCAGATGTAAACAATCCTGATAAACAGGTTGAACGTATGAACGAAAAACAAGTCCTTGAATGGTTTAATAACCCGGAGTCAGGATTGCTAGGAGATGATGTTAATGATTTTTAAACAATTTTTTGCAACTATCTGGCATTATTTTGATGTACTGTGTTTCATTCTAGGTATGATTGCTGGGGTATATGCAGCCTTTTTATTTGGGCAGGCACAGGGCGTTCTAGCAATTGCTGTAGCTTTGTTTTTAGTTGGCTGGCTTTCGGAAGTCGTAACAGCTGGCCAAAAAGGAGGTGATTAACAATGCCTTTTTTTGAACCACCAACGGCAATAAATAATTCAGTTAGTATTCAAAGCGTGCCAGTAGAAGACGATAATATCGTTAATTTTTTGTCGCCAACTGGCAATAATGAGTATGTTAGTGCCAAAGATGCTTTGGAAAATTCAGATATTTATTCAGCGGTTAATCAAATATCTGGAGACTTGGCCACGGTACAATTAATGGCCAATATGCCACGAGCACAAGGAATTTTAAATAATCCCAGCACGACAGCTAACGGTCACACGTTTTGGCAGTCCATGTATTCACAATTATTATTGGGTGGCGAATGCTTTGCATATCGCTGGCGTAATCCTAACGGTTTAGATTTGCGTTGGGAATATTTACGGCCTAGCCAAGTACAAACATACTTATTAGATGATGGCAGTGGTCTAACCTATACGGTTACTTTTGATGAGCCTAACTTGGGCGTTCTTCAATATGTACCACAGTCTGACATGATTCATATTCGCTGGGCTAGTACTGATGGCGGTATGACGGGTAACAGTCCATTAAAAGCATTATCGAATGAGTTACAAGTCAAGAGTTCATCTAACAGTTTAACGTTGGCTGCACTAGCACGTTCAATTAGCGCTCCTGGCGTGCTATCTATTCAGCACGGTGGACTGCTAAGTGAGAAGATGAAGGCCAGCCGCTCACGTAACTTCATGAAACAGGTGAACAAGTCAAACGGTGGCCCAGTAGTTATTGATCAACTTGAAGATTACAAGCCACTAGAAATGAAAGCCGATGTTACTAAGCTGTTAAGCCAAACAGATTGGACGAGTAAGCAAATTGCTAAAGTTTTCGGCATTCCTGATAGCTATTTAAATGGCCAAGGCGACCAGCAAAGTAACATTGACCAAATTAAAGGCATGTACACCAATGCCCTTAATCGCTATTTACAGGCGATTTTAGCTGAACTGGATAATAAGCTTAATGCTAAGATTACGGCCAATATACGGACTGCTGTAGACCCATTGGGAGACTCGTTTGCAGCTACCCTATCAGGGCTAGCTAAAGATGGCACGATTGCTAATAATCAAGCAACTTGGTTACTACAGCAGACTGGTTATTTCCCAGATGAAATGCCTGATGCTAAGAATCCAACGACACAACAAGTTGTAATTCAATCGGGAAAAGGAGGTGATAATGATGACAAAGAAAGTGATGATTAAAGGTGATATTGTTGATGATCAAACAGCCGGTTTTTATCAGTTCTTTGGAATGCCAGCAGTATCACCTTCGGGTGTTGCTGACATTTTAAATGATGACAGTGGCAACACTGACGATGACGACAGTGATGATGAAGCACTTGAAGTCGACATTGCTTCCAATGGTGGTGACGTTTTTGCGGCCAGTGAGATTTACACTATGCTGAAGAATTATGCTGGCAATGTAACAGTTAATATTCAAGGATTAGCAGCTAGTGCGGCAAGCGTGGTTGCTATGGCTGGCGATCATATCAACATTTCACCAACTGCTCAGATTATGATCCATAAGGCTTGGTCACAACCAGCTGGTAATGCTGACGATCTGGAGCATGAAGCCAGTATTTTAAATGGCATTGATCAATCAATTGCCAGTGCTTATGAAGCTAAAACTGGCATGGAGCAAGCTGACTTGCTACAGCTAATGGCAAATGAAACATGGTTAACCGCTAGTGATGCCGTTGATAAAGGTTTCGCTGATGAAATTATGTTTGCTAATGATCAACAATTACAACCGGTGAACGCCATTTCACATATTCCACCTAAATCAGCAGTTAATAAGTTGATGAACCTAATTTACAAGGCGGATAAGGATAAAACTAAGCCATCTAAAAAAGAAAATGATACTAATAGTCAATCTGCTGAATTACGAAACAGCAAATTGGCTATTTTATTTGATAAAAATCAAAAGGAGGCCAACTAATGGCTAATATTAATACAATCAATGATGCCTGGATTGCCCAAGGGCAAAAGGTATCAGACTTGAATGACAAGTTAAACGCAGCTGTCCTTGACGACAGCTTTGATCAAGACAAATTTAAAGCAATGAAACAAGATCGCGATAATGCGGTTGCCCGGCGTGATGCTTTGCATGAACAATTGGAAGAAGAACGCAAGGCTCAAAAAATTGCCAATATGGATGACAAGGAAAAGACCCCACTTGATGATGACGAAAAAGACATCAAGGCTAAGTTCATTAAGAACTTCCAAGGCATGATTAAAGGTGACCCTAAAGTTATGAACTTGGTAACTTCTTCTACCGACGAAGCTGGCAACGCAATCGGTTTGACTATTCCTCAGGATATTCAAACAGCAATTAATACGCTGGTTCGCGAATACGATTCATTACAACAGTATGTTAATCGGGAAGCTGTTACAACTCAAACTGGGTCACGAGTTTACGAAAAATGGACTGACGTTACTCCGTTAGCTGATTTAGATGATGAAACGGCTACTATTGGTGATAATGATGATCCTAAGCTATCCATTATCAAATATACGATCCATCGGTATGCTGGTATTACCACTGCCACTAATTCGTTATTAAAGGACACGGCTGACAACATTTTGGCTTGGCTATCTCAATGGATTGCTAAGAAAGTTGTTGTTACTCGCAACGCTAAAATCATTGCAGCGATGAACAACGCACCTAAGAAGCCTAACTTGTCCAAGTTTGATGACATTATCACGATGATTAATACTGCCGTTGGTCCTGCCATCAAGTCTACGTCATTCTTAATGACAAATACGTCAGGCTTCAATGTGCTTTCCGAGGTTAAGGATGCTATGGGTCGTTACTTATTGCAACCCGATCCAACACAACCTGATCGGTATTTAATCCGTGGCAAGCGGATTGTAGAGGTAGCTGACAAGTGGTTGCCTAACGTTGGAACTACGTCAGCACCGGCTTATCCACTTTACTATGGTGATTTATCGCAAGCCGTAACTTTGTTTGACCGAGAAAGCACTTCGTTATTGACTACCAATATCGGTGGTGGTGCCTTCGAGAAAGACCAAACCAAGATTCGCGTGATTGATCGCTTTGATGTTGAAGCTACTGATACGGATGCCTTTGTCGCAGGTTCGTTCAGTAAAATTGATGATCAACCGGCCAATTTTGCGGCGAGTGCTGATTCAACGGCCCCTGCTAATTAATTAGCTACCCATGTCGCCAATAAATAAACAGTGCAGTAACAATCTGGGCGGCTAAGTAAGGATGTGATTAAAGTGGCAGCCGATTTAAAAACATTGAAATCGTCTTTGCGAATTGACGGAAATGATGACGACGAGCTGCTAAAAGGTTACTTGTCTGCAGCCACCAGCTACATCAAACAGGCCATTGGTGATGAAAATGGTGTTACGGGGTTCTATGAAATGGAAGACGTGAATGATTTGTTTGAAACTGCTGTTTACGCCTTGGCTGGTTCATACTGGTATTATCGAACATCAATCACTTCAAATACTGTTAATCCAGTTGACTTAGTTGTTGATTCAATCATTGGCCAATTGCGAGGCCTGTATAATCAAAAGCAGGATGAGGTGGACGGCAATGGCAACTAATCGGTTAACTCCAGTTGACTTTAACAAACGTATACAGATTGGCACTGTTAAGACTATTCAAAATCCTATTAATGGAACTAGCAAACAGACATTTGTCAGTCAGTTTAGTTTATACTGTGCGCCCTATACACGGTCGATTGCATCTTCGTATCAACTCACAGCTGAACAATTAGAGCAAGTAGTGGTCATTATTAGGCATAATCCTAAAGTTTATGAAGGTATTAAATGTCAGTATAAAGGCAAGCTTTACGATGTCGTCAATGACAGCATAGATGATTCTAGCAATTATTTGTCTTGCGATTATTTGACGCTCAAACAGGTTACTAAGGGGGCTTAGCTATGGCAAACGATGATATGGCCGACCAATTAGAAAAATGGCTTAAAGACGTCCATAAGCTAGTCCCTAACGAAGCTGAACAAGAGCGGATAACCGAGGCTGGTGCTAAGAAGTTGGCTGATAACTTGACGGAAGCCACGCGAAAGAAACACTATTCAAGTCATAAAGACGAGAAGTACGGACACATGGCTGACAATATAAGCTATAACAGCAACGATATAGACGGCGAACATGATGGAAGTTCAATTGTAGGCTGGACTAACAAGTACCATGATATGAATGCCATGCGGTTAAACGATGGTACCAAGCACATTAAGGCTGATCACTTTGCTGACCAGAACCTAGCCGACTCACAAGATGATGTATTTAACGCCATGCTCGAAGAATATAAGAAGGGGGACGATGACTAGTGTTATTACCAGTATCACAGGTAGCCAGCCTAGTTAACGCCCTCAATTTAACGTGGGTTGATAAAGTCTACCTTAATGAGATACCTAACGAAGATTTAGACAACACTACTAGTACAGTCATGCTATTACAAGAGACCGATTCAAGCCCGGCCTATCTTGCAAACAACACGTTTAAAGGCCTAGCAATGGGTGTTGAGATTCAAATCTTTTATAAGGTTGACCTAGCAGATGACTTTAACCCACTAGAAGCTGAGATAGCTTTGATGAAAAGCCTTAAAGAGGCCGGCTGGTTAATTGTATCTAGTCAGCACCACACAACTGACCCGGATACCAACCAAGTGACCAAAACAATTTACGTAGCTAAAAATGAAATGATTTAAAGGAGAGATTTATAAATGTCAAAACACAACATTGTAAAAGCAACTTTTGCTTTGCTAGACGATAACGGTGACTTAATTAAAGATCCTGCCAAAGGCCTATCTGCTGATGGAATCTATGTTGCCGACCATAATGGCGAAGGTTTCAGTCAAATTAACGTGACTGCTATTGAAGCAGCCGGGACGCCTGGTTGGGGTAACGGACAAATCAAGCGGACAGCCTATGGTAAGTCTATGCCTACCTTGGCCTTAACCGCTTTAGACTTGGACTTCAAGATTAACCAGATGCTAAAGGGGTTCACACAAAACACCAATACAGGTGCCTGGGTAAGACAATTGCCTAAGCCACACGTTGCGATGATTGCCGAATCTCAATCACTAGATGGCGACATCTCAATCTACGAATGTTTCAACAACATTGAATTTGTCGAAGAAGCATCTAACAACTCAACTGATACCAATAATGAAGCTGCCTACTCAACAGCCCTAAATGGTACTGTCTTAACGCCATTGAAGCCAGACATTTTCTTAGCTGCCAATGGCGTACAACAACCATATATGATCGCCAAGTCAAATGACGCTAACTTTGATCTGGACAAGCTTATGGCTGAAACGTTTGGTGGCTACACTAAGTCAACCAGCGGTACAACTGGCAGTACGACTGGTAACTAGCAACACTTTAAAGGCTTCCCATTAAGGGTGGCCTTTTTACATACAAACTAAATTAAAGGGGCAAAATTTACTATGAAAATTAATGCTAAAAACTACTTTAAAATCAATAAGACGGCCGATGTAACACCAACTAACAACATTATTAAACTGGCTACTAAGGTTCAAATTGGTATGTTGGAATCGCAAGACACCGAAAAAGAGGTCACTGAACTAGACGCAATGAAAAACGGCCTAGAATTGCAAGATGATATGGTTGGCTTTGTACAACGGGTGATGGGCTATACCGACAAGCAAATGGAAACCATTAATGACACTGTCTCAATTGAACGGTTTGGTGAAGGTGTTGGCTATCTAATCATGCGTTTAAACGGTATCTCAGACGCTGACATTAAGCTGTCTGAACAAAAGCAACGCAAGGCTATCGAAGATTCTAAAACGTCAAAATAAACCGGCACAAACGCAACGTTGAAATCAAGCGAGAAGTTATGAAGTTAAAAAATCAGCAAGAAGATTTTAGCTTGTTAAGTAAACAATTGCTATTGGAGGGAATATCAACCAAGGAATTTGGCGATAGTCCCTTTTTTGATTTCATGGCGGCTTTAAATGCTCGTAAAAAGGAAGACCGATCTGAGTTAGTCGACCCACTGGATGCCATTAATCAAACATATGGCTTATAAGCGTTTGTGCCTAAAAGGAGGTTAAAAAAGAATGGCTAAAAAAGTAGTTGGCCGTGAGATGACCAGTAGGGTTGGACTAGATTCAGCAGAAGCTGTTAAATCTCTCAAACAATTAACAGCCGAGGTTAAAGCAAACACTAGTGGTTGGAAAGCCCAAGAGACGGCATTAAAGTCAGCCGGTGAGTATCAAAAGGCGGCCGCAGCTAGGGTAGATGGCTTAGCTAAATCAATGGAAGCTCAAAAGGCTAAAATTGATGAGTTAAAGAAGCGCCAATCAGGACTAAACCGGGACACTAAAGATGGTGAAGAGCAATATTTAAAGCTATCTGACCAAATAAACAAGGCTAGCCGGTCATATGACAGTATGGGTGGTCAGTTAGATCGGGCCAAGTCAAAACTACAGTATTACAATTCAGGTTTAGCCGACCTACAAAAGGGCTATAAACAGAGTACAGCATTGTCTAAGTCCTATGTTGAACGGTTAGAAGCCGAGGGTAGGTCAGCCGAAGCTAACAAGGCTAAATTAGGTGGCTTAAAACAGGCCTATTCTAACATGGAGGCTCAATATAAGGCTCAAACTAGCGAACTAGACCGAATTAAGACGGCTAGTGGAGCTACCTCAGACGCCTATAAACGCCAGCAATTGCGTGTTAATGAGACCGCAACAGCCATGGCTAAAGCTAAGACTAGCCAAAGAGAACTAGTTAAGGCGATGGAAAAAGAGCCACATGCGTTCATGCACGGTGTTCGGTCTAAGCTAGATTCAATTGATGATAAAGCTAAGAAGACATCTCATTTATTTGGTACCATATTAGGCGCCCATTTAGTAGCCAATGGGATTACTAGTGCGTTTACAGCTATCACGTCACATATAAATGAAGCTATTAGCGCCGGCATGACCTATGAAAAGGAACAGCAAAAGATGACGGCCACTTGGACGACTCTGACGGGCACGGTCACTAAGTCTGACGCAATGGTTAAAACGATCAACGAGTTGTCTGTTAAGACTGGTCAAGCTGTAGATGTTGTAAATGAATTAGAGCAAGGCTTTTATCATTTACATTCTAATAAAAGAGAATCAGATGAACTAACCAAATCCATGCTGAACATGTCGGATGCGGTTGGGTTAGATAAACAACAGATACAAGCAGTTACGCAAGACATGGTTAACGGTCTGTCACGGGGGAAAGCCAATGCTGGTATGTTAAACCAAATTAGCCAGTATTTTCCGATGTTCCGTGAACAATTGGCCAAGTATGAATCTGGATTAAAAAAGACGGGTGATACGGCTGCTTCAACAGGTAAAGGTGCTGCTAAAGCCGTAAGTGCCTATAATAAAAAAATGACCTTGATGTTTGAAGGAATGCATTATGGAACAAATAATAGTTTATCTGACCTAGAAAAATATCGTCAAAAAGGTATTATCAGTGCCCAGCAATTTACAGTTTTTAGCAAGCAAATTGCAAGTGGACATAAAGTTACTAATGCAGAAATTAAGCAAGCTATTAAGGTTAACTCGCAATATGCTGCTCAACAAGAGACAAACGCCAAAAAGACTCACGAAAGTAGCAAGGTAACAGTTGCTGATTTGAGTGAGATGGCTAAAGAAGGAAAAATATCTGCTAAAGATATTGAAAATACGTTTAATCAACTTGGATCTGGAAAATACGATAAAGCCGCCGACAATATGCTTCAAACAATGGTTGGGATGGAACGAACGATTAAAGCTCGTGTTCCAGCGTTAATTGGCGATATTGAAAATCCCATCCTAAATGCTAAGAGTCCAATTTATAAGGCTGTTTCAAAATGGGTATCTGATAAAGATACCGATGCCGAATTTAAAGATATTGGTAATGCTGTAGCACTTCAAATGAAGCTGATTACTAAGGCCTTTGGTGGTAAAAATATCAACGTCACTAGTGCCCTTGATAAGATGCTCGCCAATGTTGCTAAAGGCATTGATAAATTAGGATCTAATATCATTGCCCATAAAAAAGATATTAAATCATTCTTTAGTTCAATGAAGACCGCTTCCAAGACATCCTTTAACGTGTTTGTACAGTCCCTCAAGGATATTGAACCAATATTGAAGATTGTCGGTAAGTTTGCTGAGAAACATCCTAAAGTATTCGCTGGTTTGGCTTCTAGTGCATATGTTGCAAGTAAAGGCATAGCAGCCTTAAAACTAGCCTTCAGTGGATTAGACTTGGCGAAGGGCATAGGCGGCAAGCTTAGCCGGATTGTGTTAAAACCAAAGGTTGATGGATCTGAAGGTAAACGAGAGCTAACCAAGTTTGCAAGTTTTGTCAAGCGTTCAGGGGCTGGAATGGGTCGCTGGTTAAAGATGGCTGCTAAAGTAACCACTGGTAAAGCAAAAAGTTTAATCAGTGGTTTATGGGCCCACACTAAATCAGTTGGCAGCAAGATTGGCAGAGGATTGAAATGGACGGCTAAAGTCGCTTGGAAGGGTGCTTCTAAAGCAGTCGGCCTATTATGGAAAGCTACTAAAGGAACTAGTAAACTAATTGGTAAGGGATTATCATGGACGGCTAAGATTGCTTATAAGGGTGCTTCTAAGGCATTCAGCGTACTAGGTGCTGGAATTAAAACACTAGGTAAATCGTTCCTATCATTAGGCAGACTGTTACTAGCCAACCCAATTGGCCTGGTTTTAACTGCTGTGGTCGCCCTAGGTGCAGCCTTTTATGAAGCCTATAAGCACATTAAACCGTTCAGAGAATGGGTCAATAAGACCTTTAAATCTATAGTTAACTTTGGCAAAGGCTTGCTAAAATGGGGGTCTAAGGCTGTTAAAACAGTTGGAAACACTGTCAAAAACATTAGAAAGAAATTTGACAAATTTAAATCTGGCTTTAAAAAGAGCTGGAACAAACACTGGAATGCTATGACTAGTAAGTTGCATAGTGCATGGAATGGGTCATATAAGCATACTAGAGAGTTCTTCAGTAGTGTTGGTAAGAAGTGGAACGGCTGGAAGAAGAGTTTCAAGAAAAGCTGGTCAAGACACTGGAATGCTATGACTAGTAAGTTGCATAGTGCATGGAACAGCTCTTACAAACATACTAAGCATTTCTTTAGTAACATGGGTAAGAAGTGGGTTGGCTGGAAAAAGAGCTGGTCACATAGTTGGAATAGTCATTGGAACAAGATGCGGTCTAACTTGCATAGCTACTGGAATAAAGACCTGAGCCATACTAGAGTATTTGGTAAATCCATGGGTCACTGGCTATCAAAATTCAAAAAGTCATTTAAGGGTGGCTGGTCTAGTTTAGGAACCGGCGTTCGTAACATATTTAAAGGCCTATGGAAAGACCTAAAGAAGTTTGCTAGAGACGGTATGAACGATGTTATCGACCTTATCAATGGTGGTATCAATGCGGTTGATGCTGTTATTCATACCTTTGGTGGCAAGAAGAAGAAAACCATTGCTGACTTGCATCATGTTCATTTTGCCGAAGGTACTGGTATGTTTAGTGGATCACGGAATCCGATTACACGTCCTACTATGGCTATGCTAAATGATGGTAGTGATAGTCCCCGAACTGGTAACAAAGAAATGGTCATGCTGCCTAATGGTGATTCAGGCATTGTTCAAGGACGTAACACTAAAATGCTGTTACCCGCTGGATCAGAAGTGTTAAGCGCTAGTGAGACAGCTATGGTAATGGCAATGCAAGGCGTGACTAAGTACGCTAAAGGTACTGGGATATTTGGTGACATTTTAAACAGTGTTACTAATGGTATCTCAGGTGTGACTAGCTGGGTTGGTAAGAAAGTTGGCAGTTTAGAGAAGTTCTTTAAGACCGCTGAAAGTATTATCGCTCACCCGGTTAAATCACTCGAAAACCTGTTTAGCTGGTCGTCTAAGAGCATCTCAGGTGTCATGAGTAACATTGGTCACGGCCTATTTAATGGCGTTGAGAAGCAAGCTAAGACGTGGTGGTCAACCCTATGGGGTGGCGTTAGTGACAGCCTAGACAGTGGCGCTTCTAAATCTAGTGGCTTGTTAGGTACCATTAAAAAGCAGGTTGGTAGTGGCTTTTGGTCATTTATTAGTAAGCTAGCTGACATGTTTGGCGATGATGGTGGTGGATCCATTGAGGGTGGCGCTATCACTCATAGCATGATTAACAAAGCCTTAAAAATGACTAAAGTACCAAGAAGGTATTGGTCTAAGATGCAGTCAGCCATTATCAAAACTGCTGATAGTGAAACTGGTAACCGCAATATCATGCAAACTATCTCAGATGTCAACTCTGCTAATGGTAACCCAGCCGGTGGTCCATTGCAGTTTACCAAGACAACCTTTGATGCGTTTGCATTCCCGGGTCATCACAATTTCAGGTCTAGCTTTGACCAAGTATTGGCATTCTTGAACAACTCTGATTACTTGCATGCGACTGGTAATACCTCAATTTGGGGTCATGCTAAGTACGACTGGCTCCATAGTGGCCCACAAGGTCATAAGCGGTTTGAAAATGGTGGCATTATCAACACTAACCAGTTGATTGAAGTCGCCGAGCATAACAAGCCTGAAATGGTGTTGCCATTGACCAATAAATCACGGGCTAACCAGTTAATCGCACAGGCTAACCAAGTGGTAAATGGCAACAATGGTAGTCAGGTTGCGTCTACTAACAGTGAAAGTAATGAGAAGCTTGATAAACTAATCAGCTTAATGTCAGCCATTCTAGGCAACATGGGCAGTGTTCAAGCCGTTATTGCTAAGTCAGACGTAGTTAATGCCGTTAAATCGGATAATAAAACAGCTTCACAGTATAGCCAAATGATGGGGTACTAATATCCCAGTCAATCAAAGGGTAGTCCTTAAATGGGCGCCCTTTTTACATAACTAAAACAAGGAGGTTAAATCGTGACATTACAACGAGACGATTTTGAATACGCCGGATTAAATAGCCGGGACGATTTACAGGTTGAGATGGGTAACGTGGTATTGCCTAGTGCACCGGCCATGGCTGAACAGGTGACTGATATTCCCGCCATGTATGGTAACCAATTTAATGGCACGAACTTTACTAGCAGAACAATCAGTATACCGGTATCCATTTACTGTGCTGATAACCAAGATGCCTTTAATCAGGTGATGCACAATTTAAGCGGTCTGCTACTAAGTGATGACCCTAGCGATAATGGTAAAGAATACCCACTAGTATTTGGCTTTGAACCTAAAGTTACCTACTGGGGGCATATTACTTCAATTAGTGACCCAACTCCAATTAACCCGGGTATGTATGACATGACGCTTACAATTACTTTTGTACAGTCTGATCCCCGAGCAACCCTCCCACAGGTTGAGAAGCCTTTAAATAATGGCTTAAACACGATTACTGTTGATGGTACCGCACGAACAGCACCCGTGATTCAGGTTGTGCCTAAACGGCCATTAAAATACATTGGTTTCAATCTTAATGGCGGCCAGTTTGGCTTAGGCCCGGAAACCCCTGACGACCAAGCTAATGCTATTCAACCTGATGTTCACGTGATTGATGACCCCATTGCTAGTATGGCGATGTGGACCAACGATGCCAATGCCATTAGCGGTATTAAGACCGATGGCAACTATCATTATCAAGGTAGTGCTGAGATTAATAGTGATACAACAGTCATGAAAGTAGCAATTGTGAATGGTGGCAAAGACTTTGGGAAGATGCCAACTAATCAACTTGATGGCACTTGGCTAGGCCCAACTTATCGGTATACTGGGATGACCAATGCCTTAACCAACTATCGCGTCCGTGCTGGGCTACATCATATGCGGTATTCAGGCACTCATAACGGCCGGGCAATGGGAAAAACACAATTTTCATTACTTGATGCCAGTGGTAATACGATTGGCCGGTTTGTCATCGGTGACCATATGAAAGGTGGTAAGACCTATGTGGCGCTACAACTGTGTAAGCCGGGGAGTACATTTGATGATGACAATCACCAAACACTTTACTGGGGCTATGGCCCAAGCGGCGCCTTTAGGAATTATCGTGACCAATACCACCACCTTGTTAACAAGAGTTCATTAGTTCATAGGAAGTATGTAACGGTGGTCAACCGTGAAGAAAGCGACTGTTTAACCAATGCTTGGGTCTTTATGGACTTGACGAAAGCCGGCAATGTTTATACGTGGAAATTGCATCAATATAGTCTCTATGATGGCCAGCCTTATCGCAATACAAAAAAGTATTTAATTGCGAGTGGCCGCTGGGTAGATACTAACAATGAATATGAGTCAGCCTTGGGTGGCTTTGGTCAAACATTCCTCAAACAGCCTATCACGGAAGATATTGATAAGGTATTATACATGGCGCCTTATATGACACTCACCGATTTACAAGTATGGCAGCACAACCAGCCACAACCGAATGAACCCACTTATATTGCTAATGCAGGGGAAGAGATTGTCATGGACTGTGAAACTGATACCGTAACCGTCAATGGGCGCTTGGTATCACCAGTCTGGTCAACTGATTACCCACAATTAAAGCCGGGTGTTAACGGGCTAACCATGGTTGGTGACCTAGCTGACGCTCAGATGACGCTTAAATACCTACCAAAACTATTATAGCAACACTTTAAAGGCTTCCCAATTAAGGGTGGCCTTTTTACATAACTAAAATAAGGAGGTTAACAGATGGCTTTAACCAATCAATATTTAATTCTAAACCCAAGCTTAAAGCGGATTGGTACCCTGACTGTTGATGGGGCTACTAAGTTCTCTAATGACAGCGTGAAGATACAACTAGCTGATTCAGATACAACTAGCACTGCCTACGATGATGACATCAATGTAGGAACTAAGGACAGCTATACTGGCACCATCAACCTAAACGCCCAGTCTAAGAAGTTTGACCACCAAGGCCAACTGGACGTGCTTCAAGGTCAGCCTGATTCAGACAAAGTGGTCGCTGGCAACAATCTTGCTTATTATGACGCCTTGTCGGGGCACTGGTACGTTATGCACATTTACAGTGTTGAGGAAAGCAATACTGCTGCCGTTAAGCATGTAACGACCGCTAACTTTACTAATTTGTGCCTATTCACATTGGCTCATCATTATCCTGTTGCTATGGCTAATTCAGATACGGCTATCAAGGCCGCTTTTACCAGTATTTTCAGTGATACTGGCTGGGCACTCAAATTTAACACAACCAATTCAATGGTTCCATATATCTCAATTGATGGCAAAACTAAAGCATCAACACTATTGCAAACGTTATTGCAGACCTATAACGTGGAAGTTGATTGCTACGTTGAAATTGACTCACAAGGTAATGTTCAATCGAAGACCTGTGAGGTTGTCGACCAATTGAATGTCGATAAGGTTTATAGCGAAGCGATCTTTGGCAAAAACATCACTAGTATTAAACGCACGACCGTCTCAACACCAATTACCAAGCTGATTGCTTATGGTGATAACAGTAATACCATGGCCGCTGCCAATGATGGCAAAATTTACATTGTTGACGATGAAGCTAATCGTAAGTACAACCCAGACTGGCAGAGTGGACTGTATTACGAGGGTGTTGTCACTGCTAATAGCATTGAACACGCGGCCGGTTTAAAGTCGTGGGCTAAACAGATGTTACAGCTATTCAATCACCCTAGAACATATTATGAGGTTAATGTGACACCGACTTTCAATCCACCATTAGGGGCTACCATTCGCTTTAAGGATGATAAAATCACGCCAGTCCTAGATGCCAGTGGTCGGGTGATTCAGCGGACAATTTCTTTTGCCAATCCATATGGTAATACCGTTGGCTTTGGCGAATATGTCACGGTTCCAGTTGCCACCCCAGCTTGGCTAACTGGTTATCAGAGCGCCATTAGTAGTGCCATTGAAAAGGCTAGAGCTGATGCTAGTTCTGTTAAACCGGTCGCGTTAACCCCTGATGGTAATAACTTCACGAACCCTAGTCAAACTAAACGGTTAATCTTACAGGCTTGGGAAGGTAGCACTAATATTTCGGCCTATATTGATAGCAAGGGGTTTATCTGGCGCCGATATAACCAAAATGGCACTGTTGATACCAGCTATGCAAATACGGGCTATTTAGTACAGGCGCCCTATAGTGCTGTCGGTACTTTGCACGGCACAATTGAAACAGGTTATATTCAATCAGACCCTGAGGTGACGCTAGATACCACTAGTATTAAGCATTTGGGTGACTTTCAACGGTCAGATGATGTGGTGGGGTCGTATAGTGCCGTTCAATATATGTGTCCATTAAGTAACGGCCAATATTTAACTAGTCGCGCGTTGAATACTGATTCAACCAAAGATACGATGTATGTTTTACATGACAGCAACTTTAAGCCGATTAGTAAGATGATTGTACAACATGGTGGTCACGGAGCTAGCTTTGATGTTGAGGAAGTCAATGGGGTGCCCTATATTTGGGCAGCAACTTACACCGACAATACACACAGTGTATCAACCGTCTCACGATTCCCCTATGTTGCTGGGATAACCATGCAAGCTAATGATAGTCGAGTTGAACGATACTATTCTATGCACGGCTATATGCGTGTAAGCATGGACTTTAAGCATGGCTATGTGCTAGTTGGTGACGGTAATGGTGCCATGTATATCATGACGCTAGCTGATTTAAAGAACGGCAGTTATAACATTAAGTACGCCTTTAGCATCTTCAACTATGGCTATGAGGCTAGTCAAACGTACCAATCACAAACGCTTGATTTCCCGTATGTTTACTGGGATTCCGGTGACGTTGACTTGCACGATAATCGTATGCTGTATGGCGTTAATGTTGTGCACGGTGGTCAAGAGTTCGCCCTAAACTTAATGCTTGATATGGACTTTAAAACTGCAGATGACGTGATGGAACCCGAAACGGTCAAAGCAACCTATGATTCAACAGGCAACTCAGCTTTGCTGCTAACGTTCAACTGTTGGGTCAATGATAATCCGATCGAACGGGTCTATTCGCTACCAGTTAAAACTAGGCCAGCTGCTGACATCCTAAATACAAGCACAAATGATTAGAAAGGAGGTGAATTAAATGGCAGAATCTAACGCAACACAGGTCATTTTAACCGATGATGGCATCAAAATTATCAAGGCTCAAAACATGGCTGACAATGCTGCTGGTGGGGTTACCAATTTAAATGATCCCAATTTTATGAGTGTCATTGAAAAACAGACCCAAGCAACACAATATGCCGGATTAACGAGTCAGTATAATGTAATCCTATCCCGCGCTAAAGATGCCAGTATCAGTACGGCTGCTTTAACGACAGCTTACACTAAACTGAATGCCTTTATGGCGGCCATACTAACGAATACTACTAAGGCTAGTGACGTTGACCGGGGCACTTATAAGAGCCTCACAGACGCTTATAATACGGCTCTAAGCACTGTACAGACCGCCTTAAGTGATAGCTTTAACACTGATATGGATAACATGCAGTCTAGTGTATCGGTAGCTAGTCAAGCTGCTTCTAGTGCTGTCATAGTCGCTTCACAAGCAACTACAACTGGTAATAATGCTAGTCGGGTTGCATCACAGGCCGCTGTGGTAGCTAACCAAGCTCAAAGTGCTGGTAGTAATGCCACTAATGTCGCTAACAAGGCTAGCCAGGCTGCCTCAAGTGCCATATTAGCTGGTAGCACAGCAGCATCAAATGCAGACAAAGCAATTACAGCTGCTAGTCAAGCTCAAAGTGCTGGTAATAATGCCACTAATGTCGCTAACAAGGCTAGCCAGGCTGCCTCAAGTGCCATATTAGCTGGTAGTACAGCAACAGTAAGCGCAAACAAGGCAAGTGCTGATTATCAGACGTTAAGTGCAGGTGTTAAGGACGGCTCGGTAGTCCATATCACAACAGAGACGGTTATTGATAAAGGGGTCATCGGGACGGCTGAGATAGCCAATGGTGCAATCACCAATGCTCAGATTGGTAATGCGGCTGTTAATAGTGCCAAGATTGCTAACCTAGCCGTTGGCACTGCTCAAATAGGTGATGGTGCTATCACTAATGCCAAGATAGGTAAATTAGCCGTTGCCACTGCTCAGATAGCCAATGGTGCTATCACAGAAGCTCAGATAGGGTCATTAGCTGTAGGTACAGCACAGATTAAAGATGCCGCTATCAATAGTGCTAAGATTGCTAACCTAGCCGTAGGTACTGCCCAAATAGGTGATGGTGCAATTACTAATGCTAAGATTGGCAAACTAGCTGTTGGTACAGCACAGATAGCCAATGCAGCTATCACCGATGCCCAAATTGGTAATGTTAGTGCCAATAAATTAACAGCTGGTACAATTGATTTTCATACGATTACTGGTAAAAATATCAACGCATCAAACATTACTACTGGAAAACTCAGCACTGAACGGTTAAATGTCGACAAACTATCAGCTGTAAGTGCCAATTTAGGTGATATTACCACTGGCTCACTTAAAGGTGTCAACATTGTGGCTAAAACGTTTAGCACGCCTAATGGCTCATTCACAACCGATGAAAATGGTAGCGTGGTTGCTAGCAATTTAACAATTAGAGGTGTTACTAACCTAGTTTATAATGCGGCATTATTGGGTGGTAGTGGCTCATCTATTCCGGGATGGACTATCAATAATAATGGGACATATTGGCCACAAAACGTTCACGATGGTGTTCCATCTATTGGCTGGCACAGTAGCACTGGTGCTGGAGTTTGGACTAACTTTGCACAAACTAAACTGTATCCGCTGAGTGGGGCTACTGGTAAACCGTTTAGTGCTTCCGTGTGGTTCTTAGACTGGGGTAGTGACACTAGCTTGAAATACCAATTCACATTAGCGTTCTTTGACTCGAATAGTAACCGTATCAATGGTGGATTCGTTGGTAACACTTGGAATGGTGTCAGCTCAAATTATAATTGGCGTTATGTGACAATTAATAACGCAGTTGCACCAAGTAACGCCGTATATGTTGGCCTACAATATTGGTCCTACAACGGTTCTGGTAATGCGCAGTTTAGCTCGCCTATGCTAACACAAACTGCTCAATCAACCGGTTACCAGCCTGACACAGGTAATGTTGTCAGTGCTGGCGAAATAGATGGATCAGTTATTAATGGTTCAACTATCAATGGTGGGACACTTAACATGCAAACTGATGGCTTGATTAATTCGCCATATAATGGTATCGAACAGTCTGCTGACAACTTCTATCACCCATGGAAATTGAACACAGGCCAGTTAACAATTGGTCAGGGATATATAACTTCTGTATCCTCTGGAACACGTAGTATCAATGGTATTCCTAAACAGTTCAATCATGTGCAAGGGACCTTATCGGCAAGCTACTTAAAGTTCACCAATGACTATGGTGCCCGTACTTATATTGATGCAGATATGTTTACCTATTCTAATCAGACGAACGATACAGCCATGGTTGCAATTAGCGCTAGCGGCATTGGCGTCAATATGGGAACGGCGAATGCCCCGGCGTTAACTATTAGTAATGGATATATTGACGCATCATCATCTTCATCATATGGCAAATTTGGCGCTATAACTTTAGGCTATAGCCCCCACACTATCAATTCCGATGACAGTCTTTTCTTTGAAAGTGGCAGCGGTAGTGGAAACCCCGGTATCAATATCTGGGCTAAAGGCTTCCATTCATTGTCATCAAGACTATCGACTAAGCGCCAAGTAAGATTACTGGATGATGAGCACTCAAATAGTTTGTTGCTTGGAGCTGATACGGCAAGTTTCCAATATAACCAAGATACTAACGCTGATAACTCTAATGAAGGTGTCATCATTGATGACGTCAATACAGCTAAACAATACAGTTTACCTGATGAGCTTATTAATCGGGATGGTAAAGCACCGACAGACTTAATGAGTTTCATTGCTAGGGTAATCAGTCAAAACAAATATCAAGCACGTCTAATTGAAGATTTGCAAATTCGTTTAAGAAAGGTCGAAATTAAGAATGAACAGTAACTATTATATTTCAAAAGTAGAACCTGTTAGAAATGGTGACGGAACTAATGTTTACTTTACGTTTTCCTATCCTGATAGTGGTTCTCAGTTGAATGGTAACGTAAAACTAACTAACAAAGAATATATCGATGCTTTAGTAAATGGCACTGCTGACGATATGTATTCAGGGTTGTATAAAGCGATCAAAGCAAAAATTATTGGTATTAACACGGATTCCACGGATACTGTAACTGCCACAACTGACACTGGTTCAACGACTACGACAACTAACACATCTGCCACGGATACGGCAACGACCACAAAGGAGGCTTAAATTATGAATGTTGATGCACAAGCTTTAATTAACAAGCTAACGAGTAACTATGCCCAAGCAATTGCCCTTAAAGACCAGCAATTAGCGATGGCACAAGTTCAAATTGACCAGCTAAATGCCAAGTTGGCAGAAAAGGAGGCACCTAAAGATGGCGAAAACGCTTAGTTTTACCGATACGTCCCCACAAACGGTTAAAATTGGCGATACCACGACCAGTTTTACGTTAATTTGTGGCAATGATAATGTGGCTACTGATTTAACTAATGCCACTTCAATTACTGTTAAACTGGGTAATAATAGTGGCTATCTTAAATCGGCCACAGTTGACCCGGCTAAGTTAACAGACCCGACGACTGGTCAGGTTACCGTTACCTTTAATGCTGACTTGATGACTAGCTTACCAGCTGGTAGCTATGCCATTGAAGTGTGGGTGGTTGATAGTGCTGGGACGTCAATCTACCCTAGTGATGGGTCAACCGGTTTTACCATTACCAATAACATTCAAAGTGCTAATGGTAGCACGATTACCACTATTACTTTTGATGACTTTGTGAAAGCAATGAATAAAGCTGCAAGTACGATTGCTAAGGGTGACAAGGGCGATAAAGGTGACACTGGTACGGTTGATAATGCTGGTTTGACCGCAGCACCAGCTTTTGTTAATCTTCAAACACAAGTTAATAATAGTGCGGTTGGGACTAACTTGATAATTAATTCTAATTTTTCATCTGGACTAGACCATTGGAGGGCAAATAATATAACTAATGAAGATGGCAAATCAGTGGTAACAACTGATTCTGACGGAGACACTTGCGTTCATATCACTGGAACTTGCAATGATTGTGGTATATGGTGTGATCCAGTAAAGTTTAATCAAAATCAGGTAACGACTGGTTCGGTATTGGCAAAAGGAACTGGTACAGTTGGTTTGGTTGGACTTGAAGGCAGACCAGCTTCTACTTTTGGTACAATTTCAACTGAATCTTATTCTAAAGTTAGTTCAATAGTGCAGGCGGTTTCCAATACAAACCATTTTGTTGTTTATTTCAATGCTGTTAATGGTGTAGTAGATGTGTACATTAAGTTTGCCAAGCTTGAGCTCGGTTCTCACGCTACTGATTGGAGCCCTGATCCATCAGAAGTTTTAACACAATCAGATTACGCAAAAATACAAGCAGCTATTGTAACATTAGGAGGTTCTTTATCATGAGTTTTGATTTAAGCGAATTTTTAACAGAAGGGTTAATTGATAGTATTAACAATGGATTGATTCCATCTGACTTAGCAACTGTATACGCTGGCAATTATCTAGCAAAATCACTGATTACCCAAGCTCAGGTTACTCAAGTATCCGATGCAATTACAGCATACAAAGCTGCACAGGCATCATCTACCGTAGATAATAGCAACGCACAATAGGAGGTAGACAATTGAATAAGCACAAATTAAGGGCACTCATCTTAATGGTGGGCGCTATTTTTATGGCCTTTTTTATGGTCAATGTTACCAGTCAGGCTTCAACTAGCTGTGACCAAGGGGTCGATTGGTCTAAGTTTCAAAGCAATAGTGGTGTATTTGGCTATAGCACTGATAAGTTTGTATTCTCGCAGGCTGGTGGCTTCTATGGTGGGACTAATATCCCTCAGACCACTTATGCTAGCCAAGTTGCCAGTGCTAAACAAGCTGGTAAACGGGTACACACCTATTTGTGGGACGGTGTTGGTGGCAACATGACCAATGCCAAGGCTATGATGGCCTATTACTTGCCACGTGTTAAGACACCTAAGGGTAGTATTGTAGCGCTAGATTATGAGGACGGTGCTTCTAATAGCGTGACAGCCAACACTAATGCCATTCTAGCTCAGATGAAGATGATTAAGGACGCTGGCTATACCCCTATGCTATATTCCGGCAAGGCTTACCTCAATGCCCATGTTAACACTAGCGCCATTGTTAAAGCCTATGGTAGCTGTCTATGGTTAGCTGAATATCCGGACTACTTGGTTAGAACTAGCCCTGATTATAACTGGTTCCCTAGCATGGACGGCGTGGCTATCTTCCAATTCACTAGCACGTATATTGCAGGTGGATTAGATGGCAATGTCGATTTAACGGGCATTACTAAATCGGGTTATACAACTGCTAGCAAGAAACAAGCTCAAACCAACGTTAAGAAGGCTCAGGCAGCTAAGAAGGCCACCTTTAAGGTTGTTAAATACAACCAACGTGGGGTGTTCTATCCTAGCCGGACACTAGCTGTTCGCTACACGGATTCAGACAAGGTACGTCAAGTGGCTACCTATTATAGCGGTGAGAGTGTGACTTACAATGCTGTCATTATTGAACACGACTATGTATGGGCACGTTATACCCGTTCAAATGGCCTGTATGGATTTATCAAGCTAGGTGTCACTAACGGTCCAGCCTACGGAAAGCGAGTTACTGGTCAGCTGGTTAGTCATGCGTATTACACAGTCAAGTCTGGCGACAGCTGGTGGTCAATCGCACAGCGCAACGGCCTAAGCATGACTAAATTAGCTAGTCAGAACGGCAAGACGATTTACACCACTATCTATCCTGGTCAGCGATTGGTGGTGCGGTAATGGCACAATACGACGATACAACTAAGTTATTAATGGATATTCAAAAGGATGTGGCTGCCACCAAAACGAAAGTTGAGAACATCGAAGAAAAGCTGAATCAAGTTGACGATATTGGTGACAAAGCTGACAAGGCACTGGCCAAGTCCATTGAAGCCAGCCATCAAATTGACCGTGTGACGACCATTCAAAATTGGTTGATCGGTGTCTTGGTTAGTGGCGTGCTCGTCACGTTAGTTATTTATATCGCAGAAAAGTTCCTTTAGGAGGGAAAATAATGATTAAAAAAATTAGCTTCAAAAATGTTGACGGTAGCTTGAATGGTAAATTGATTGCTGGAATTATTTCCTTGCTGATCGTTTTGATTCAACAGGTACTAGCTGTATTTGGCATCAAGTTTGCTGGTGACTGGTCAGCCATTGTCGCTGTTATCAACACGGTATTAACAATCCTTGGTATGCTGGGTGTTATTACTGACGTTCAAACAGTGACAGCACCAACGGTTGACAGTGACGAGGAAAGCCAGATTGAAGCTACGGCTAATCAGGCCGCTGACGAATTACAAGCACCTGCGTCTACAGCCACTGTAGTGAATAGTTCTGCATCATCTGAAACTGAAACAGCGTCAGAATCCGCCTCACAAGCAGCAAAATAGTGCTATAATAATTGTTGGCTATAACTTGATATAGAGTTTCATTCATTGTGGAGCTTGATCACTCTGCAACATTTCCCCTGCGCTTCGGCGTGGGGGATTTTTTATGTATTACCCGCCTAGGTGTAAGTGTGCTTTTTTGCTTGAGCCTAAAACCCTTATGGAATAAGGTGTCAAGGCACGTTTAAATTTTTTTGGTGCACTTTTAAGTGCAAAAATTCAGCATAATTTAGTATTTTTTAGCAAGAGTGCACCAAAAAGTGCACCATCATATCTATTTATACAGTTTTAAAGCGATTATGAAAAATAAAAAACGCCGTCAATTCAACGATTGACGACGCTCAAGGTTGGTACTGATAATCAATTTAAGGAGAGTACAGGATTTGAACCTGCGCGCCGGTATTAGCCGGTTCGCCGGATTTCGAGTCCGGTGCATTACCACTCTGCCAACTCTCCATGTGGTACTCAATTAGTATAGCATAATTTGAGGCCGTAACAAATATTTATTCAAAAATTCTGACAATTATTCTGGAAAATAATCATAATATCTACACTAATTAATTGGTGTCAACGCCGATGTGAAAATGTCGTTTTTTGCCGATTAAAAAATGCTGTTTTTTACCGATAAAGTTTACAGTGTCTCACTGCTCCTTTCTTTATTTTGTGCGTTGAAACCTGATAAATCAGGTCCGGAATTATCCTTCTTTTCAATTAAATGATCTTTCATTCGATATGATCGACCAGTGATTCGGATAACTTTAGCGTGATGAACCAAGCGATCTAAAATGGCGTTAGCTAACATCTTATCTGAAAAGGTGTTTCCCCACTTAGAAAGCGGAATATTAGTGGTGATAATGGTTGATTTCCGTTCGTATCGTCTTTCAATTAACTGAAAAAACAGCTTAGCGCCCACTGACTCAATTGGAAGATAACCAATCTCATCAATGATTAGAATTTGAAAACGGGCATACCGGCGTAGCACTTCTTCGCTCCGGCCTTGAACTTGTGCTGTTTGAAGCTTGTTGATGAGGTCGCTACATCGAATAAACTGCGTTGAAATTCCTTGTTTACACCCTTCAATTCCAATGGCGGTGGCTAGGTGAGTTTTACCGACACCGGAGGTGCCGACAAACAAAACGTTTTGATTCTCTTGGGTGAATCTTAGTGATCCCAAGTCCTCAATTATCCCTTGGTTAATTCCCGGTTGATAACTAAAGTCAAAGTCAGCTAACGTTTTTTCATATGGAAAGCGGGCTAGTTTAATTCTCAAATTAATCTTTTTTTGTTCCCGGTATTTAAGCTCAGCCGTTGTCAATTCGAATAAGGCATCACTCAAGGACTTGGGTGCTTCATCTTGATGATCCAATAGGTAGCCTAAATGTTCGGCGAAACGATCTAACTTTAATTGTCTAAGGTTGGTGTATAAAGCTTGGTAATTGGCCATTTTCTCACTCCATTTCATCAAACATCTTCAGGTTTCGGTCGACGTAATCATCAATGACTCGGTCATCACGATTCTTATAAAGGTCTGATCGGACAATCTCTTCCATGTCATCGCGAAGGTAAGTAAATCTTTTCAGTGAAATAGGGTGAGAACGAATTAATTCTCCGTTATAATAAATGTATAGAGTATTGTCATCGTGTTTAATTTGTACGGTTTCGTCAATATATCTTATGGGGACGGAGTATTTCCGATTTTGAAAGACAATCATTGATTCCTTGCTAACTTTCCTTGCGATGGTTTGGCTGGCATAGGCATCGAGTAAGTCGTGATCAAAATCATGGAGATACTCTTTTTCTTTATCAAGCAATAAATAAGGCGAAATTTGAGTCGCCTGAGACTTCTCATGATTCAGCTGATCACACGTCAAATGGACGATCTCGGCTAAGTCTAGCGGCTCTTCAAACTCGTGGTTGTAAACTTTGATTCGCTGAGTAGTTCTGGCCAGCGCCTCAACCTTTCCTTTGGTTTGTGGCCGAAACGGTCGACAAGCAATTGGCTTGAAACCAGCGTCCTTAGCGTATTCAACGAAGGTTTCATTAAATACCGGCTTACCAAAATTACTTTTATGATGATCGACGACAACCTTTTGGTTGTCAAACCAGATTTCTTTCGGCACACCCCCGGTTGCCCAAAAGGCATTAGTTAAGCAATCAAAAAAGGTAATTTGGCTGCGACTGAAGGTAAATTGCATGTATTTCATTCGCGAGTACCCTAAAACATATAAGAAGATGTTGCCTTTGACAATCTCTCCATGCCGAGAAACTAACGTTAAATCTTCTTTCCAATCAACCTGGGCTGAAAGCCCTGGCGAGGTTTCAATCCGGATAGTGGCTTTTTTCGTTGCGGCTTTTCTGATGGTTCGACAATAGTCTCTGAGAATACTTTGCTTTCCTTGATAGCCACGTTCTTTGATAAAGTAATAAATTGCCGTTGCCGAACAGCCTTCTAGAACCTTTTCTTCAATCGTTTTTCGATAATCGTCAAGTTTACTCGGCCGCCGTAAGGGTTGTGGCTGCTCATCTGGGGGCGTAAGCCCTAAATTGTAGTATCTTTTTACCGTTCGTGGATCAACACCGTATCGCCGACCAATTTCAGCGAAGTTGGGCTTTATTTTGTTCATAATATATTGCTGGACACACTGCTCAACATCTAAACGCATTTCAGTTCCTCCAAATTTGAGATGCGTTTATTTTACCGTAAAAAAATGTTGGAAAACCGACATTTTCTAATCGGTATTTTCCAACATTTTACAACCGTTGCTGACAATTGGTGGTTGTAATGCATTACTCAAGGATAGAATCGCAAACCTAGAGTGAACTATAGACGAGTAGGCAGTCTAAATGTCAGTAGCACTGGTTGTTGGAATAGCAGACAAATTGAATTCATTTTGTCGTAATCAGTCAAACATGATTCAGAAGCCTTGGTAGTACAGATTTGATTATCCATTAGAAATGGACACCTTGATGCAGTGAAGATATAGGTGAGGACGACCCAGCAATCTTGGTAGCTGGGTCAAGGGGTTACGTCCAGTGAAAATAGCATTCTGTAGTAAAACGTTATGGATTCTGATACAATGACTTCGAGAAGAAAGATTTTTATGGGTGAAAGCCCAATTGGAAACTAAATGTCGGTATTTATTAGTTGGAGGCGCTTAGATATGTCAGAAGACGAAAAGCTTTATTTGGTGTGCGACGATTCACCTGGTGAGCCGCGCACGAAAGAAGAAATTGAAAATGATCGAAGACTTGATAATGACCCAATTTTACAAGCTAAAATTCGTAAAGAGATCGAAGAATTCAAACGGAAATTTGGTCTTTAATTAAATAACAATTTATGAGGCGCTTTACTTTTGTTGCCATTTTAAGCGTCGATATAGTTCTATTAAGCACATATAGTCTTGATTAGCGAATGCAACATTTTTGTTTTTGAACGGTCATCGATGTGACAGATCCTAAAACAGCCTTATAACAGTAACAATATAGAATGAGAGCCCATATTCAAACATGTTAGCTCAGATTAAGGGTAGCTGCCATGTGTAACATAACGTACAGTGGTAAGGCCCTATCGTTATTGGTATCATCTATTCCAGCACAGATGTAACATACGTCAGAAGCTAATTTGAACGTGATTGGTCCCGCTTATAATTGGGAGGTAGTTAGGTATGTCAAAAGAAGAAAAACTCTATCTGGTATGTGATGATACAGATAGTTTGCCGTTATCCAAGGAAGATATGGAAAAGACACGTAAGCTGGATAATGACCCTGTTGTACAAGCAAATATTCAAAAAGCCATGGAACAAGCTAAACAAATATTTGGACTTTAATTCAACCATAAAAATAACAATCACCAAATTTGAGTGAGTGATATTTTTATGCCTAAATTGTCCCCAGCGGATATATAACAAAGATGAGAAGATTACAAGAGGCTGGTTTAATGCTATCATACGGTGAGTAAGTTGCCTCCCGCAGAAAGAATTGTGAATATTAATGATACTAGATCATATTGATCCATATTCGGACAAGCTTCAGTCATTACAGCAATTGCGAGTGACCATCGAGATTGGTATGGATATTCAGATTAAAATTCATGATACTGAATGGTACATTGGTCCGCTACAGGGTAAGCGATTGATTTCAAAGAATAATGGTGACTTTATGCATATGTTTGAGACCGATAATCCGGATGAAGTGTTGAATTATGTGATTGACGGCCAACGAATCAGGGACCAATGGCGAGATATTGTGATTGTGTCGATGTAAGGTGTCATTTAAGAAATATAGGCCTGACGGTGTTTTCTGCACTGTTAGGCTTTTTTGCGTCACACCAAAAAAAGCCGCCATCATCCGACAGCAGCTTTCCTTCTAAATTCAATTTATATCAAAAACAGGTTTTACTTCTTTTCCTGCACAATATAATGTGGCCGATGCTTCGACTCGATATAAATCTTACCGATATAATTGCCGATGATTCCCAAGCAGAATAACTGAATTCCGCCGATGAAAAGGAAGATCGTGACTAATGAAGCCCAACCACCGACACTGTTATTAAACAAGAGTTTGCGAATAATAACGACAAAGATACTAATAATTGAAGCGGCGGATAAGAGACCACCCGTCAGAGTTGCAATTTTTAGTGGCACGTCGGAGAAGTCAACGATTGCATCTACTGAATAGCTAAAGAGTTGCAACATTGACCAGTGGGTTTCGCCAGCGGAACGGGGCTGATTTTCGAACTTTAAATAAGTTGTTCGAAAGCCGACCCAGTTGAAGATTCCCTTTGAGAACCGGTTGTATTCCGGAAGCTCCAAAATGGCATCGACCATTTGCCGGGTCATCAGCCGGTAGTCACGGGCGTTCGGAATAATTTGGACTTTTGAGATCTTGTTGACGACCGAGTAGAAGGACCGAGACAAGAAGGAACGGATGAATGGTTCGCCCGCGCGGTTTTCCCGCATTGTACCGATACAATCATAATCGCCGGTTTCAATCATTGCTAACATCTTTGGTAGGAGCGACGGTGGATCTTGTAAGTCGACATCCATGACTGCGACGTAATCGCCAATCGTGTGCTGCAACCCAGCTAACAAGCCGGCTTCCTTGCCGAAGTTTCGTGAAAATGACACGTAATGAACCGTATCAGGATGGGCGGCGTTTAAATTCCGAAGAACGGTTAGTGTATCATCGGAAGAGCCGTCGTTGACGAAAACGTATTCCGTGGTGATGTCATTAAAAGCTTCCGGATTATCGGCCAGCACCTTTTCGACGGTGTTGTAGAAAATTTCAATCGTAGGTTCCTCGTTGTAGCAGGGAACAACTAGACTCATGGTTTTCATAATTATTGAATCCGACCTTTGCATTATTATTAGTTTAGTCAATGACCACACGGGGTAAAAGGTGCGACGCCGTGTCGTCAGTTGAAAATGTGGGCCACGTTTGCACGCTAATGGTAAACGAGCCAGATAGTTTCAACCAGTATGAATATCATAGCCTGAATTCAGTCATAAAGCAATCAGTTCTCAAACGACAAAAATTGTAATAACGAATAATAATGGAACTAGCTGACCCGGACGATTGATCTGATTAACAAATTGAACGATCACTAGCGCAATCATTAACACGCGAAAACAAGGCCTCACAACGCTTAATTGCGACGTGGGTCCTTTTGTTGGAATATGAATTTTGAATCGCGGATGCTAGCCTTGATCCACCATCTGTGGTCGCGAAACTGACTCGATTGGTCACCTAATGATGCAAAAGAAATGTATAAAAATCTTAACTATTCGCGACCACCGCTTTGGTCAGCTGACTCACAGCATGCACGCGGGAAACCACCAGTGAGGTCGCCGTCAGCGAGCCCTCTAAAAGGCCTAAAATGGTCAGTGGTGAGACGGAATCCCCGATACGCACTTGCCAATCAACCATGGCATGATAATCAGTCGTCTCGATTTGGAGGACAAACTGTTGACCATTCAATGCAGTAATCGTCAAATGCCGCGGTGAAAGAGCGATAATCTCGCCATCGAGGGGCGCACTGATGATTCTATCATTTGGCTGAATGCGCATCAATGGCGTTTGATGCGCTACCGATGGCAATGACTGGATGGTCCTGGCGGAACCGGTAACGGGTTGGTACAGACGAATTTGATATTGACGACGGAATAACCCCAT